TGAAAGGCGATGATGGTGAACCTGTTGTTGTAAATGAGGTTGAAGGTTTTCTTTCTGAGAAAAATTTCCATGTTTATGGGAATCCTACAATTACAGGTGACGGTACGAGATATCGTCCAATACAGGTTTCTTCAATAGCAAAGACCGGAACATATCAACCTGTGATTGATATTCTTGATACAATTGAAGGGAAAACTATTCCTATTAAGGGAAATACAAAGGGGGACCGTTATGTAACGAAGGAAAAAATTAGTTCTTTCGGGCTTCTTTACCCTCTTGATGGCATTGAGGCTATACAGAAACGCCTTGAAGAAATAGGGAGTGAATGGCGAGTACCTACAAAGGCGGATTGGGACCAACTTCTTAATATAGTAGAGGATTGTCCTCAGGATAAGACGCATGATGATAAGAGAAATCCCGCCAATGAATATCTTGGTGTAAATGCTGGTAAGTATCTTAAATCTAATGAACTTTGGGAACCTATCTACAGAAAGATTCGTGAGGATGAAGATTTTGTTGAAGGTGAACGTTATGATTATGTGGATGGACAGTATATACCTAATGAAAATGGGGCTTATGTTAAGGAACTTTATTCTGACGATAGATTTGGTTTCGGTATTTATCCTCTCGGTTTCGGTGAAAGAAGAGGTATAAGTACAATAGGTGGTTTTGGAAAATGGGCTGCTTTTTGGACATCTTCAGAAGAAGATACCAAAAAGGATATGTTCGTTAAGGTTTTTTCAAACGATGAATGTGCTGTAGAGCAGAATACATGGGGTCGCGATTGTTACCTTAGCCTTAGACTTGTTAAAAATTATAATGGTACTAATCTTTATGATACTGAGGTAATTGATGGTAATACGGTACCAACAATTTATATTGATGTTAAGGATGGTGACCGTGAAAAATACGATACTACCCTTATTTGGACAAAAGAAAACATTGGTTTCAATAATAAGGAGTTCGGGGGTGTCGTTTCAAAAGAATGGGAACCTCATTTGGAAAACTATTCCGATATCAGATACTATGTAAATGATTGGGATGGCACAAAATGGGTAAAACACGAACTTCATGAAGGTGAGTCGATTGTAGTCATTGAACATGATGATATCAGAATGCATGAGTGGCGTCTCGTTGATGGCGAATTTGTAGATACTGCAGAGATGGTAAAGGGTGAGTTCGGTGAAGAACTCGCAAAACTTGATGCTGTAATCAAAGAGGTCTCAGGTAGAATTGATGCCTTAGATGATAGAATGGATGTTGTTGAAACTTGCATTGCTGATGTTGAGGAGAACATAAAGAACAACGAATCTGAAATAAAAGTTCTTGATGAGAAAATTGAACTTGAAAAAAGTGAGAGAATTGCAGCAGATGCTGTTCTTGATGGGAAGCTCGTTGCTAATGAAGAAGGCTTATTGAAAGAAACTGAGGCTCGTATTGATGGGGACATGGCCCTTGATGACAGGATTGATTCTGAGGAGAAACAGAGATATGAGGCAGATGCTGACCTTCAGAGGCAGATAAGTGAAAATAAGGTTACCCCTGCTGATGATACACTTGTGATAGTACCGGGTTTTACCGATGAAAATGGTGCCGTTGAAGGGGCTAAAATTTCGGTGAAACTTCCATTAGGTGGAATGATAAAGTTTGATGAGGAAGGACTTTATTTTGATGGGGACTACAGTTTCGGGGGAAACATTATAACTGAGTAAGAAGAAATTAATATATCATGAAGAATAGATTACAATTTAACTATTATATGCCTGCTTCTTTCCCTTATACAAGGGAAAAGGCGGTGCTTTTCATAGAAAATCTCTTCAGTAAGAATACAAATTCTCAAACTTCCCTTCCTGCTGAGCCTGTTGTTGTCTTTTATGGTGAAACAGCGGAAGAGTCGACGCCATTGATTGGTATTGGACGTGGTGGTGATGGTAAGGATATTCTTAATAATATGCCTTATTATCTGATTGACTATACAAAGGCGATTAATGACATTGAAACTCTTTTTGGCAATGTAGATACTTTAAAAAAAGAGGACGAGAAACTTAATCTTGCTATTGCTGAAATTAACAATAATATTGATGAGATTAAGAAAAATGCAATAAGAATTGAGGAGAAATTTGATTCGGAAGTCAAGAGAATAGATGAAGCAATCGCCACAGAAATATCAAGAGCAACGGGGGTTGAAGATGAAATCAAGGGATTACTCCATGAGGAATCCGACCGTGCAAAAAGTGCTGAAAGTGACCTTCAGTCTAAGATTAATGTTAATAGAACATACGCTGAAGGAGTTGACCAACGTCTTTCTGAAACAATTGCAAGCAACACAAATGACCATACCGAAATAAGAACTGCAATAAATGCTGAAGTTGGGAGAGCGACAAGTCGTGAAGATGCGTTAAGTGGTGAAATTGCTGCAGAATCATCAAGAGCGATGGGCGCTGAGCATGAAATTAGTGATAGGCTTTCAATCGCGATTGCAAATATTGACTCAGCCAAAGCAAGTATTACAACTAATAAGGTAATGTCAACAAATAAAACCATTGGTGTTGTCGCTACCGATGGTGTTGGAACTGACCTTTCTGTAAATGTTGACCAAAAGACTATTGTTATTGATGCATTAACAGGTAAACTTAGTGTTGACGCAAACGAAATTAGACAACCAATTAGTTCGGAAGATAAAGTTCTGACAAATGATGAAAACGGTCTTTATGCTCAGCTTTCATTGATGTGGGTGAAATCAACAGACGGGGCCGCCAATGATGAAATTCAACTCATCGGTAAGAATGGTCTTGTAATTTCAAGAATTGATGTTGCGGATTTCATTAAAGATGGTATTCTTAATGGGGTTGAACTCATTGATATTGATGGTGTTAGTTATATTCGTTTTACTTTCAATACGGGGGAGGTAATTGACCTTAATGTGAAAGACCTTATTGATGTTTACAAGGCGGGTGACGGTCTTCAACTTGTTGACAACGTTTTTTCAATCAAGAGGGATGCAACTTCAGAGAATTTTCTTACAGTATCACCTGACGGTATAAAGGTATCGGGCATACAATCTGCAATTGATGTTGCTAATGTTGGGCTTGTAAATGCAATTGATGCTGTTGATGCGAAGGTTGAAGTGCTTAATGGGAGTCTTGAAACTCCTGGTTCGGTAAAACAGATAGTTTCACAAACAATCATAGCAAATGAGGTGACTGATATTACTCCGGAGAATGTTTCGGGACAAACTCTTCTTAGACGAGTTGCAACTTCAGGCTCAATTTATGCTTCGAACAGGGCAGCCGACATTGTTTATGTTGGGGCAGATAGTTCGCAGTCCAATGTTAATGTAATTCTCACAAAATTGCTTGAAGAGAATGCAATTCTTAAGGAAAAGGTTGCTGTTCTTGAAAGTAATGAATATAAGGAGGCTCTTTATACGGAATTTGCAAACAGAATTTACAATTCAATTAAGGGCACAGCACTAGAAATTGGTGTTAAGAAAACTTATGACGTAACAGATGCAGTTAATGGTCTTGAAATAGGTTTTGCTGATGACGCTGTTTTCCAAGCAGGTGCTTAATATTAGAGAAAAACGTTTAAAAGAATGGCTTTTAACAATCACATAGGAATTTATGCAACAATGGAGGAGTTTCAGGCAAATGTTAACTTGCTTGAAACCCCTTGGGTTGCTTATGTGGGAACCCCCGGGTCTCCAGACTATAAAGTTCTTTACCCAAATGACCTTGTTGTAAAGGATAATGCGGGTGTTAATATTGCTGAGGAAATTCTCAGACTTAAACCTGTTATATGTACTCAGGATGAGTACGATATTCTCATTTCTGAAGGTTCAGGATATGTTACGGGTGCTGATGGTATTACCAATGGTCCTGTTGATTATAATCCTGAGGTATACTATTATACTTATGATGCCACTGAGTTGGAAGAGGAGGAAGCATGATTTATAGAAATGGCATAGAATTAACGGGGCTTAAAACTCCTAAAAAAGAAAGTATTGGTAAAGGGCTGACCGTACAGGCAATTTATTATATGGGGGTAGTCCTCTATCAGGCAATACGTTCTTGTTTTGGTAGCGGCATTTGGGTGAATACCAAAGGTTGGGCCAATGATGAGGCGTGGAAAAATTAAAGATAAAAACATACCAATTATTATATGGCAAAGAAATTTTGGGAAGGCGAAGTAAATATGTTGACCGATTGGGGTGGTGATGCCTCTACGGGTAATCTCCCTCTTTCAGGAGAAAGAGTACAATCTTTCATTAAAGAAAGCATTAATTCTAAAGTAGGTTATATTGGTGAGGTAAAGACGACTTCAGGTGGTTTCTACGTTCTTTGTAGGGATGCTGAAGTTTTTGCTGCTTATCAGGAGACCATTACTGAAGATGCCCCATTTGGAGACCTCACCCTTGATGGTGTTGTGGGTCGTTTTGACGCTCCTTTTAATTACACGATGAAAATTGAGGTCCTTGAACCCGAAGGCGGTTATAAGTCCGCACTGGCCGGGTCTACAGGAAATGTGATTCGTTTTAAGGCTGAGACACAGGATAACTCAGGGGCTCCTCAGCAAGAGGGTGTTACAGTTACTTACCGTATCAAGAACGGTAGTGGAGTTGAATCATCACAGACAATTATTTACCCTTATAATCAGATTTCGGATGGAGTGACATATAATCTTGATGGAAGAATATCTGCAGGCGAAAATGTTGTAACAATAACAGTTGTCGGTGAAAATACGGGTATTTCAAGTATGCGCCGTATCACATACAACCTTTTGGATATATATTTTACTGATAGGTTTGATATTACGAAACGTTATGCGTTCGATTCGACTGGCGTCCTTTCAATCCCTGTGGGATATGACCTTAAGGGTGTCGGTGAAACCACTGTTTATTATTATTTTGATGGGAATCTTCAAGGTGAATATAAGGAAAGTAATGAAAATCCTGTTATCAATAATGCAAACAAGAATTTTGTGTTCACAACACACGATGCTTGGATGAATATCGGCCTTCACACTCTTCAGATGTACATGAAGTGCGTTGATACCGAATCAAAGGAAGCATTCTACACCCCAATTTATTATAGGGAATTTATTGTTGAAAACACTCCTACCGAAATTGAAACCCCTTATATAACAAGAAAGTTGGATTTCGATTACTCTAAAGGTATTCTCCCTAAGGGTGGGGTTCCTACTTATTATGGGGCAAAACAATTTGAAAACCTTGCAATAACTTATGCTGCTTATTATAATGGTAAAAGTACTTGTAATGTTAAGACATATATTGAATATCCGGGAATGGATATGATGGAGATTTCTACTGAAGACCTCCCACTCGTTCTTGACAGTTTCTCTGCAATCAAGAAACAGGAGTTCAATCTTTTAGAGGAAGGTCCAACGAAACTCTATCTTCGTGCTTATTATGATGAGGAATACTTTGAGGCGGAAGCAAATATCGAAATTGATAAGAGTGATATGAATCTTACAACTTCAGATGAAGGCGTTGTTCTTTATCTTAATGCTTTTGGTCGAAGCAATGACTCAGATGACTTAAGCGTCCTTGCAAAATGGGAGTACCGTTATCTTAATGCATTGGGGCAGGAAGAAGTAATTACCACCGATTTCTCGACAAACGAATATGTTGTCGTATCTTCTAAGGATAATGATGGGAATATAATTCCACCAACAGGTATTGAAGTTGATAACTGTCTTGAGGTGGACGAACTTCCTCTTGAAGAGAATGAAGATTATGACTTCTTGATTTTTAATGGGGAGTATTATGCATGGAATCGTGAGTTCGACTGGTCAAATACATCAGGATGGTCAGATGGTAAACTTAAACTCGCAAATGGTAATGCAATTACAATTAATTACAAACCATTTGATGAGGATAAACTTGCAACAATGAAGTTGCAGGGAGCAACATTTGAGTTTGAATTCGAGACAACCAATGTATATAACGATGATGCTGTGATTTGCCGTATTTGTGGTAGTGATAATTTTGCCCCTGGTATTAGTATCTATGCTGCAGGTGCTGAATTGGCGATTTCTCGTGATATTGTAACAGGGGATGGGGAGAATTCGGGATATGCTAAAATGGTGTCTACTAAATATAAGGCTGAGGAAAGTAACCGCATATCATTTGTTATTACCCCTGACCTTAATGAGGAAGGATATCGTAATCGCATATTGAGTATTTATGTTAATGGTGAATACTGCGGTGCATACGCTTATGATGCCGGTACAAATTTCTACAATGATTCAAAAATCATGTTCCGAGGAAATAAGGATGCAGGTATTAATATTTATTCGATAAAACTCTACAACAGAGCACTTTCAAGTACTGAAATTCTTGATAACTTCATTTATTATAGGAACAGCAGTGCTGAGAAGAGAGCCCTTTATGAGCGAAACAATATAGTTCTTGAATCTAATAAGGAACAGTTCGATGCTGACAAACTTAAATCATCAATTCCTGTAATGACGTTCTATCAGATTTTTGAAAATGAAAAAATTGAAGACCTTCATCAGGAGAAGAAGAATAAAAAGTTAACAAGACACTTCGATGTCCTTTATACCAATATTCAGAACCCAAGTTATAATTTCTTTGTGAAATGTGCTTATATTACTCCACAGGGTACTTCTTCAATGAACTATCCGGTGAAGAATTTCCGTCTTTATACAGCAAAGGATGATAGAACGGAACTTTATGTTGGTTCAAACATTTTCTTGGATGGTAACCCAGGAAATCGTGATGCAAGTAATCTTAATCCTGAAGCGCTTGTTGCAAAGGGTAAATACGCATTTAAAGAGGGTTCTATACCTGTTAAGTGTTGGTGCCTTAAAGCCGATTTTGCTGAGTCATCGTCATCACATAATACAGGTACTGCACGTTATTGGAACGGTGTGTTGAAAAATGGTGGATACAAGACCAAAGCACAGGCAAAGGCTGAAAAATATGCTGAAGAATATCCATATGATGTCCGTACATGTATCGATGGTTTCCCAATTGTTCTTTTCTACGAAAGATTGGGTGGTGCTGCGCCGGAATTCCAAGGGAAATATAATTTCAATAACGATAAATCAACTGAAGATGTCTTCGGTTTTACCGGCGGTATTGAAATTGACGACCAAGAGGTTCAATATTTTTACATTGGTAATGAAAAGCCTATAATACATGGTGAAGAGGATGATAAAACAGGTGAGATAGAATACGCTTGTTCTTGGTCAGAGGGTGGTTACACTTCAACCCCTGACGTTGATTCGGACCTTTATACATCGAAATATCTTGAGGACGGTTCACAGGAATGGTATATGCTCCGTGGTAAAGAACTTCTTGATAACCCTAAGATGGAATGTTGGGAACTTCTTAACTCGGTTAATGAGCTTGCACTCTTTAAGACTGCCAAGGGATTCATGGTTGGTGACGATGATGAAAAGGTTGGTATTCTCGTAAACGGTTCATTTGACGGTGCTTTCGAGTCTCGTTTCCCTGACTGTGGTGATTATTTCCACACAAACTCTTTGAGGAGATTTGCTGAATGGCTTGTTTCTTGTCGTTATTTGAATATCGACAATGAGACAGGTATGGCTGTGCCGTTCTCACAGGCAGCACTGCCAACAGAAAATTACTATCGTGACGCTGATGGAAAACTGATTATCCAAAGTCTTACTAAACAAACAGGGACATTTAAGATTAGTTATCCTAATTATAATTTCTATACTGAGGTCCCATATGAATCAATTTCATCGCAAATCACTAAAGATGGTTATGCATTGACAGAAATTGCTGATGATGTTATTGACAGTATTGAATACAATGAAGTTGATGTTATTCCTACTGAAAAAGATAGTGAATATGAATATATTAAATGTGGCGACTATTTCTATACATGGCAGTTAAGTAATCTTCTCCGTGTTGATGTACTCCCTGAAGTAGAACAAGGAAATTATGATTTTGTTTGTGTCGGTGGAGACAAATATTATGTATGGAAAAACGAATTTGACTTTGCTCCATATTATGAGGCGCAACGTGTTGATGACACTCCTTTCAACAGAGCATTAAAATTTGCTGTGGAGAAATATGACCATATTGAAATGGATAAGATGGCTGCTTATTATATCTATCTTATGCGTTTTGGTGGTGTTGACCAAACCGTGAAGAATAGTATGTTGACAACTGAAGGACCTAATACAAGTGACCCTAATTCAACATTGCCTTCTCTTTGGTTTTTCATCAACTATGACAACGATACAATTCTCGGTGTGAAGAATGATGGTCGTCTTGTTTTCGACCCTTACATTACTCGTGAGACTAAGGATGGTACTGGTTATGTATATGCGGGCCGTGAGTCTACACTTTGGAACAACCTTGAGGCTGATGTTGAGTTCATGGAACATGTGACTGAGGTTGACAACAAACTTACTGATTCAACTTCAAACCCTCTTTATAGCCTTTCATACGCAAATGCATTGAGAGAATATGACACAAATCAATCTGATATGTGGTGTGAGCGCATTTATAATAAAGATGCTGAAACTAAATATATTAAGACTTATGTAGAGGGATGGACACAGAAGGTCGATAAAGAGGGCACCGCAACTCACGTTTATGAGGATTATCTCTATGACGTGCAGGGTTCTCGTTCGGCTCATAGAAAATGGTGGCTTGGACGCCGTTTCAACGTGTTTGACAGTCGTTTTGCTAATGCTAACTTTAGGGCATCACTTATTAAGTTCCGTTCAACAAACCTCCCTGCAGGCTCTGAGTTTACCATTAAATCAGGTGAACCTGTTTATTATGCATGGGGCCATGATAATGTTATTACGGAGATGACTCCTACTGCACTTATTGCAGGTACAAATCATACTTTCAGAACTGCGTCAGCATTCAATATCGGTTCATATCTTGAACTAATGGGTGCTGCGAATATTTCTACATTTGACCTTCGTGGCTGCGTTGGTGCGTTGACTGAAATTGACGTTACCGGTTGCTATTCTCCTTCAGTCGGTACCAAAATGAAAGAAATTCTTGTTGGTGACCATACACGAACTGATTTAGTGAACAACGGTACTGCAATGAAATTCAGTGGACTTGATGTTGCTGAGAAACTTGAGGTTCTTGACGTAACTAACATCAGGAATATTGATAAACTTGATGGACTTAACAAACTTCTTAATATCCGCAACGTATTTGCAAAAGGTACTTCGATTGCCAATTTTACATTTGCGGATGGTTGCCTTGTGCAATATGTAGAACTACCGTCAACAACTGAAACACTTTCATTGACTAGGTCATCAATGATTTATTATGATGGTATTGTATCAGAAGACCCGACATTTGCGAGATTGAATAACCTTACAATTGACAATTGTAGGAACCTTATGAATGATTTCAACTTTGTATTGAATTGGGTTGCTGTTAAGAGCAATAGGAATGAACTTAACAAAGTTAATCTTAATCTGCAGGGTATCAATTGGGTATTCGATAGAACCAACTATAACAAACTGTTCTCTTTGGCGGGAATTGGTAAGTCGCAGTTATCATCATTGAACGTTCGTGGTAATATTGAGATTAAGTCAGACCTTACCTTCAATGACATTGCGCAACTTAAGTCGATTTTTGGAGTAGATTGTTTCAAGGAAGGTTCTGCAGTGTATATTAAGGCATATACAGGTGTTTATGCGACAGAGGTTCCGTACATTTATGAAGGTGATGGCGATATCCGTATTGACGTAACAACAGTAGGTACACAACTTGGTGGTGAGATATCTGTTTATGCAACAGTCAACGAAATTGAGGAGGATGGTACTTCAGTAAACAAAATTATTGAGGCTACTGAAGGTATTATTACAATGAATACTGATAATCTTAAGAGGGATTATTTCACCATTAAAGTATTGGAGAGCAACAACAATTATACATATTTGAATCTTTCAATAGAATATGAGGATGAGAAAAATGAAATACCACTCCAACTTTCTATCCCAATTAAGAAACGTATCTACCCTTCAGAACTGTCAATTATGTCATTAAAGGATTTGTATGATGATGACGATAAGAATAAACTTTGGATTGATTTCATCCCTTCATCAGTTAATGATGAAGAACTCGAAGGCCGTGGTATATTCTCTGTAAAATGGGAGATTATAGGCGGTTCAAGTGGATATGCAAATAAGGTTTCTCTTACTGACACTGATAAGGAGATGGCATACATTCAGGCCCCTGCGGGTTTTGATGGCGTCGTTATGGTTCAGTGTACAGTAACAAGGGATTATGATGGTTTAGAACTTTGTGTCAACACTAAAGAAATTGGGTTTAAGGACCCTAATACAATTATCACTGAAGCAATGAACGCCCCTGTTTATAACATTCTTGTTGATGCGGGAATTATTGTGGAAGATGAGACTGGTTATGGTAAACTTAATAAGATGGAGGCTGCTAATGTTACCATTGAACAACTCCTTAAAACGGATTATAGCGGTAAGAAGACTTCTATCTTTGCTAATCACCCTGAAATTACATCATTCCTTGAATTCCAATATTTTACAAGTTCTCTTATCGGACAAATGCCACAGGAGGGTAATGTAAATCAGGTACTTATTCCTGAAGGTTTCTTTGCAGGGTGTAGTGGAATGAGAGAAGTGGCATTCCCACCAAGTTTCTTCTATGCAAATGCAAAGATGTTCTCAGGTTGTACAGCCCTCGAAAGTATTTATGGAGCACAGAGTGGGTATGATGAGGAAAAGAACCCTACTTATAAACCGCTGTCATTTAAATATATAGGAGCCCAACTTTGTGAAGGTTGTACTCAGTTGAAGAAATTTGAACTTGGTAATAACTGTGAATATATTGGAAAGCATGCTTTCAGGGGTTGCGAATTATTGACTGACTTTGCGGTTCCATCAATTGATACTCTCGAAATTGTTTATGGTGTTGATAATAACCCATTCCAGGGATGTCGTAACATCAATTTCCTTGGTTCAGAGTATGACGGAGTTTCAAAGGCAAGTAAATGTCAGGTTTATGATGGTGCCCTCTATGAGGTGAATGATGATTCAATAACTCTTATCCGTTTGGGTAAAGATACAGCGTCAGCCAATATCATTAACACAGTTCCTGTATATGCGTGTGGCTATTCAATGCAATATAGAAGAGAAGCCAATGTTGTTATACCTGAAAATGTTATCCTTAATGGACAGTACATATTTGAAGGGTCAGAAGGACAAAGCATAAAGTTGAATTGTTTAACAAATAATAAATCAACAAATTTATTCACCAACACAAATTATGGGAATAACTATGCCTTTGCAAGCAATGAAACGTTAATACCTGATAAGTGTTTCTATCAAAATGGTTATCCTATTAATTGTATTATACCTGAAGGAATAAAAACAATTGGAAGTTCGACTTTCTATTCCGTAAGTAATTTGAAAACCATTACATTCCCTTCAACATTGGAGTCAATTGGAGGAAATTCTTTCTGGTTGTCAAATCAGTTAAAAACATTAAAGTTCAATGGTTTAACCCCACCTACTACAGTAAATGGAGATTTCTTCAATGTGACGTTGGATGAAATTATAGTTAAACCGGAGGCTTATGAAGCATTCTCGACAGGTTTTGTTTCGAATGATAATGGTAAAGAGATTAATCTTCTCTCACCACTCGTTAGAATATCCCATCTTTTCAGTGAAGGATACGTACGCATTATTAAGGATGGCGCAATTCTTTCGGCAGATGAAAACAATATAATTATGGTTGGCGGTCTTGAAACTACTCAGGAAAGTGATTACCATAAGTATACAACTGACGATATCATTACTGATTTGAATATTACTTTGAACGGAGAAGTGGTTGGTATTGTTGAGGGTCAATACACTACGATTTATCTTGGCGATAATTCAATGCTTTTCTCGGGTGAGGGATATAACTTCACTAAAGGTGTTTATGATGACTCGGTTAAGGCTCTGATGGCAACTAACGGATGGTTCTATGATAAACGTTTTGAGGGTATTAGAAATGGTAAACTTGAAGGTGGAACTTCTAGTTCTCCAGTACATACTTCTATGGAGTTCGACCTTTCAATGCTTTCAGATACATCATCGGTTAACGTGGAAATGGGACAGTGGTCACAGTCTGATTATCGTTGGGCGGTCATAACCAATGGTAATGGTGATGAAATTATGAATTTCAAGAGAGACAATGGTTTCAATAAAAAATTGAACATTGCATTAAACGATGATTCAATTATATTTAAATATAGGGGCGAAAACTCTATTGGTACAGGTATTGATGGTTTGGTTGTTAACACAATTGGTAATAAGATATATAGTGACCCTATGATGTCGGCAATGTTACTTTCTAATGATACCACAAATTATGTGCGACCTATTGCAATAACATTGGTATGTGACCAAGATATTCCATATGGAACTGTTATTGAACTTGTTGATAACAAGGGGCATGAATACCGTCGAATATATTCGGGCGAAACCATGTATTTTACGCTCCCAATGAATAATTTCAATGTAAAGGCTAATGGTTTCGTAACTGAGGGCGGTAAAAAGTTTAATACTGTTATTGATACAATTCCTGCATCATTTGAAGGCGATTTTGAAATTGTCTATGAAACTGAAATAGGTGTTGAAACAGTGGGTAGTGTCATTTGTGTGAAACTTTCCGATACTGATTATTACATCGATACTGTAAGCGGGGCAATGCCATGGGGTTCTAAGGGGATTGCAATTGAAGGAACTGATGTTGATGATGTCATGATGTCGTCAGCAAATGGCTTTAAAAATACTAATGCAGTTCTCGCTGCTGACCCTGAGAATGAAATGTTTGCAATTGCAGTAAACAATAATTTCGGCGATAAGACAATAAAAGGTTATATCCCTTCATATGAGGAAATGCTTGTTGTTGCCGAAAATACGGATATTGATTTTACCGGATGTTGGACTTCTGAAACTCAGGGAACTGAAACAGCATGGTGTTTTGATGGAAATGCTTATGATAGAGGGGCTACCATGAAATATTATATTTTTGGTAAAAAGATTGTTTTTTAATAAAAAAATGAAACCGGATTGTAAAATATCCGGTTTCTAATAACTATTTATTGTTGATATGAAAATTAAGAACAGAAAGAACGAATACAAGCCAATTAAAGTTGTTGGTAAAAACAAGTATATCGTAGCATGGGATTATCAGCCAATTTTCAAGAACGGTAAGGAAACTAATCTTGGGATTTGGGAAGAATTCTGTTTTAATCATAAACCAAGCGAATCTGAAATCAAGGATATTATCATCTCTTATTACAATACCAAGGTTGAAGAAAATATATTAGATGGTTATCAATGGAAAGGATATAATATATGGCTTTCTTCTGAAAATCAGTTTAATTATAAGGCAGCATATGACCTTGCAGTGCAGACTAATGGTGCAACACTCCCTTTAAAGTTTAAGTTCGGTGAAACAACTTCTCCTGAATATCATGTTTTTGAAGACCTGAATGAACTTCAGGAATTTTATATGGGGGCAATCGCTCATATCCAAACGGTATTGAATGAAGGTTGGGTAGTTAAGGATTCTATTGATTGGAAATTATATGAAATATAAAATTAAATAACATATATATATGGCAAGACAAACATTAATACATTTACACGGTACGACTCGACTCGCCGATGCTACAAAACTTAATCTTGGTGAGATTGCGGTACGTAATGCTGCAACAAAGGCTGATACTGAGTTGGCTGTATTGACAAGCGCAGGTGATGCTCTTGTATACATACCTTCACTTGATAAGGTAACGGGTTTAACAAGTGCAATTTCAAATAACGTAAATGGAATTGATACTCGTTTAAGTGCTGCAGAGGGTAAAGTTACTGCTCTCGAAACTTTCAGAGATAGCAGCGCAGCAACAAAGGCTGATATTGCCGCTCTTAGTGGAAGTACTTCAGGAAACAGTACTCATGTGACAGTTAAGGTTGACCAGGCTGGTGGTAAAATCACAGGTGTTACAGTAACTGAGGATATGAGTGAGTTCGCTAAGGGTGCTGATTTAACCGCTCTCGGAACTCGCGTTGGGGACAATGAGGCTGATATCGCAGAACTTCAGGCTGCTGTAGGTGTTGGTGCAGGTTCTGGCGAAACCCTTACAAGTCGTGTATCTGACCTCGAAGCACTTGTGGGTGACAGTACTGATGGTCTCGTAAAGGACGTTGCTGATAATACTGCCGCAATTAGTGCAAATACTGCAGCAATTAGTGCAAATACTGCTAATATTGCAGGACACGGCACAAAGATTGAAGCACTTGAATCATCTGCACATACCCATGATAATAAGGGTGTTATTGATGGTATTACATCAGCAAAGGTTAACGCATGGGATAATGCTGAGAGTAACGCAATTGCGAGTGCTAAAACTTATGTTGATTCTGCAATAACTGCAACTACAACAGCCCTTAATGGCCAAATTAGCGCTGTTGATAAGAAAGCCGATGACAATGCGGATGCAATTGATGCTCTTGAGGAACTTGTAGGCGACACTGCAGTTGCAACTCAGATTAGCAACGCAATAGGGGGACTTGATGCATCTGAAACAGGTTCAAGTGCTCATGTAACAGTTAAAGTTGACCAGCTTGATGGCGTTATCACAGGTGTTACAGTAACTGAGGATATGAGTGAGTTCGCTACTTCAGATGACCTTTCAGCCCTTCAGACAAAAGTTAATACACTCGTAGGTGACGATGAAGATATGTCTGCTCGTGAAATTGCCGCTGCAGAGGTTGCGAAGGTTATTGCTGAGGCACCAGAAGATTTTGATACATTGCAAGAAATCGCTGCTTGGATTTCCAGTGATGAAACTTCATCAGCGCAGATGGTTAGTGATATCGACAATCTTAAGAAAGTAACATCAGGATATACTACACAGGGTTCAATTCAGGCTGCAATAACCGCTGCTCAGACAAAGGCTGATAATAATGCAACAGCAATTACAGGTCTTCAGGGGCTCGTAGGCGAGACTCCAGTTGCAACTCAGATTAGCGACGCAATAGGAGCACTTGATGCTACAGCAGGTACTGCTACTGTTGCAAGTGGTAAGCACGTTGCTGTTGAGGTTATTGAGCAAGATGGTAAGGTTACAGCTGTAAATGTTGCTGAAAATGATATTGCATCGGCTGATGCTCTTGTAGGTGTTAAATCAACCGCAGATACAGCCGTTCAGAGTGTTACAGTATCTAATCTTACAGGTGTAAGTGCCGTTAAGACAGGTACTGCAGTAGCGATTGATTTTTCTAACATGACAATTGACTGTGGCGAATATTAATAGGCCTAATAGTTTATGTTAAAATATATGGGGGACCAATGGTCCCCCATTGTTTTTTACATGTATTTTAACTATTTATAGATAATTAAAAAGGTTATAATCAATGGCAAATAATAGAAACATTGTGCACGGCCATGTAAACCGTGTTACGGGAACAACTCAGACTGAAATTAATAATGAACTTGCAAAATTTTTCATAGACGTTCAGCCTGACCATCCTCTATATGATGTTCTTAAAACAGAACAATTGGAACTCAATAAAGGTATTCTTGTTATTAACAATAATGCGAATGACCCAAGCATATACATTAAAAATACATTGGGGGATGTTGTAAAAATATCCGGAAACGGTTCACTTGCAGTAGAGGAATATAAAGACGCAGTTATTGAAGCATCTGCCGAAAATCTTGGACAAATTATATTCGTTAAGAACGATAGTGTATATGACAATCAAACATATTACACAGGGCCTTATATTGTTATAGGTGAAGGTGAACTCATGAAACTTTCAATGTCACTTGCTTCCGGTGATGCTGATGTGGATACTGAGATTGCAGGGTTGAAAATAAGCGTTGGGGAATTAAATTCTGAACTTGATAAAAAAGTTGATATTAAAAGTGGTTACTCACTTGTTTCAGATTCAGATATCACAAAACTTCAGGGCATTGAAACCAATGCTCAGGCTAACGTTATTGAAAAAATCATTGTAAATGGTGAGGAACTTCCGGTTACTGATAAGACTGTTGCATTTACTGTTTCTGTTGATAACATTGAAGGCGTTGCTGATGGAAGAGTTGAAAATGTTTATATTGATGAGGTTGATGGGGTAAAATACCTTGTGTTGACATTTACTGAAGCCGCCCAAAAAGAGGATATTATGGTTGACGTTTCAGAGATGTTTACTGAACAATACTCTTCGGGGGATGGCATTTCTTTAGAAAACCAAATTATTGGAATTAGGTTAGGTGAAAATGAAACTATTCTTGCATTTGATGAAAATGGTAGTCTTGTTATTGCTGAAACGTTTAAAACACGCATATCTGAGATTGAAAATATTTTATCGGTAATTACTGATACAATTAGTGGCCACACAGAAGAATTGGCAAGTCTTTCAGAAACAGTATCAGGTAATACAGAAGAATTGGCGAACCTTTCAATGGTTGTATCAGGATATAGTGAGGAATTGGCAAGTCTTTCAGAAACAGTATCAGGTAATACGGATAGTATTTCGGCAATAAGTGGCGAAACTTCCTCGTTGAAATTGAATATGAATAATTTAAAACCTCAGGAAGTTGAGAATTATGCCACTGCAGTTCAACGTGCCACCGCAAACAATGTAGGACAAATTTTTAAGACCAAGAAGGATTCGGAGTATAATGAGGTTGTTTACCTTGAGGGATTTTATCTTGTTGAAGGTGAAGGAAAACTTTCATATATAGTATCTGCTGACGGTACTCAGGATGAACTTAAGGTTCTTGCTGATAAAATTGAGGAACAGGGAAAAGCTTTCAATGAAAAGACTGAGGCTATTGATGCATATACCGTAAATGGTTATACAATTTCCCAAGAAAATGGCGTTGTTCTTGAAGGCAAGGATATTGTTCTTGATGAAACTCTTGAAGAAGCATCTTATACAATGGATTCAATTGTAATGGGGGATAACGTCAATACTGCTGTGAGGAAAATTGAGAATACTCTTGGGGCAACTGTTATTGCAATGACAGCATCCCTTAATGATATTAATTCACAGGTGAATTGGGCTATAGACACAACAGTTCCGGTGGAGGGTACTCTTACAATTAAACCAAATACATTGCATGTTATTGAGGAACCGGTATCCAATTTAACATTAACTTATGAGGAAACTGAGGGCGAGGTTGCTTATCGTTATTCAGTTCTGTTCAAGACAAGTGATACATTTGGAACAATATCCCTTCCTGCAGATATAATTTTATCAAATATTCCGATTGCTGATTTGGAAACTAATACAAATTATTTGCTTGAAATTCAACACAATTTCGCTAAGTGGACTAAAATGATAGCACTTTAATATAGAAAAGGGAGGTTTTAAAACCTCCCTTTATTATTTCAATAACTTATTCGCGAATGGATTTTCTTTTAATGCCTCAGCCTGTTTTTCAATTTCCTTGCAATAGTTTTCAAAAAGAACTATATCTTGAACGTCAAGATTGAACCACTCATTGCGTTTTTGTTTTGGATACAGTTTTTGGTGAAGAAGCCTTTCGACGAAGAATGGATATTGCGTTTCATATGTTTTCACAAGATATATTTCTCCACCATTTCCTGTTTGAAGTTGTTTGATTCTCTTTTCAACAGGGCCACGTGTCACACCAATTTTGAAAGTATTATCTTGCCCTGAATCACCAAGTATGTAAACTATAGCCATTATTCTTCCCCCACGTATTTGAATGTAATTCCGTTAGTTGTAACTGCGACTTCATCAGCAGGCTCAGGTTCTCCTTCATTATTATATCTATAATAGAAATCTTCATTGACTTTCTGTATCATGTTTTTCCCAACGTTAAAACGTATTTCCATCATAGAGAAATCTATTTCTTTTTCAAATTCTGATTTTAGCAAATCAGCAATTCTAATTAGAATATCACCCTTAGGAATTTTATTCATAACTAATCTCATTATCATCCTTATTCGTCTTAAAGAAAAGTATCTTGAAATCTTCTTTTAATTTGCCCCAAAAACGTTGTCTTTTAAGCCTTCTCCCCGCCTTTTTATTGGGTTTTGAAGGGTTGACCAATTCTTTCTTTATCTCCTCTCCTAAGCCATTTTTCAAGGCTTTTGCGAACGAATTCATTTCTTTATTTCTTTTTGTTTCATCGTTCTTTCTTAAAACCTCGTTCAATATGATTTCATTTTTCATTTCCTCAGTCATCTTCGTAAACTTTTTCTCCTGATGTTATAACCTTATTTTCAAAATATTCTTCAATGTGATGAATAAGCCATACAATACCTGAGGTGAATGCTCCGTCACAAATAGCCGCTAACCACCAAAGGCCTGTAACACTACCAAACATGATATTAAACGGTGTAAATGCAATTGGAATTAGGAACCAATTTATAATGGATAATACAATTCCTAAATTGGTTGGAAGACACATCATGCAGGAAAAAAGTTGACCAAAATGTTCATCAATGTAATCACTCCAATATCTTAATTTTTCAAAAATACGAAATGGCCCGGACCCAAAAACAATAATATTACAAATCCCATAAGCCATTATAGAATAACAAAGAACAATTAACCAGCTAGACATGATTCACCTTCTTCTATTTTTTCATTATTATCTTCGATATTTTCTTCAGTTTTACGGGTGTTTTTTGGTTTTTTCTTTCTATATTTGAATTCTATTGTTTGAAGTACATCAAGAGGTTCTTCCTCGAATATTGTTTGAAGTTCGTTTACCTTTTCCAAGAAAAGTGATTTTTTAATACCCGCAACCTCATTAAATGTAATTGTTTCATCAATTGCATTAAAAATTTTATCAATTCCTGTTGCAAGTGTCGCTGCAAAATAATATCCAACGCCATCTTCTGTGGGCATTACTTTCACATCATGTTTTGCAATGATTTTCTCACTTATTTTCCACTCTTTAGGAAAATCCACAGTAAGGAATATGATTCCCTCAGCAATGTTCATTTTTCTGAACCTTGACCCCAACTTTGCAATTTTATCATTAAGTTCCATTAGAATCCAATTCCTGTAAAGATTATTGTAAAAATGTAAGCCAATGACAAACCTATACCCCAAAGTCGTGTTGTTGTCATGTCAGACTCTCCCATACGTAATGAACGATAGAATATAAATCCTTCTTTGATAAGATTAAGGATTGCGAATATAAGTATAAAAACAAAAATCTTAGTCACCATATCTTAACATATTTTATAATGAAAATAGTTATTTTATGGTTTATAGTAAACAAAAACAGGTGCTTTTAAAAGCACCTGTCGTTATTTTTTAAATTTTAAATAGATTTTTACAATTCCAATTCCGACGACAATAACAAAGAACCCAAGCAGCCACCAATAAGTTTTAGGATATTTAACTTTCTCCACCTCCACTTCAACAGGCACCTCTTTTATTTGTATTGAATCACGATATACAATTTTTTCTTCTGTAATATACCTATCTTTATATACGATTTTCTCAGATATAACAGTATCTTTATTTTCCAAAGAATGGATTATCATTAACGAGGTTGTGTCAACATAAGCAGTTGATTTAGCCACGCTTGTTTCGAGATTGCTTGTGTCGATTTGTGAAATTATATCCATCACTTTTTCACGAGGGATTTGCACATAAATAATAGAATCAATAACTCTTGTGCTGTCTCGAAAAATAATGCTATCACGTGTTGCCACATCGGTTTTATCGGTTACCGGCACATGTTTTATTGTTCCGCATCCTCCTAAAGATGCAAGCATTACAAAACTCACGAATATAGTCAATAAAATGTTTTTTTTCATGTTTTTCTTCATTTTCTTCAGTTATTTTTTTTTTCTTCGGGGATTTCTTCCTCGAATGTATAATCAGCAAGTCTATTTAACCATCCTTTTAGGAAAACCTCTTGACTTGGGTTATTTTTGCATATATTATAATAGAAGTTTTCGCGCTCTTTGTAAATCTTATCGAACAAAGGTTTCTGTTCCATTGAATTTAATGATGACATTGTAATTGGTCCTACAATCCCATCATCTTTGACGCCTAATATTTTCTGTATTTTTTTTGACACTGTTTTAACACCGCTCATCCACGCCCAATCTACAATAATATTAGCAATGCTTTGGTTTTTAATGGAATCTCCACACATGGGGTCCCAATATCCATTTTTGAAAATTGCAAGCCATTCATCATCAGTAATACATTTAAGGTCGGTGCATGTTTTTGAATAACCGTAGAATTTTTGATAGGTTCCGATTGTTATCCCTTTCATGGTACACCTACCCTTATCTGAAGGATGGTGAGAATATCCACCTTCCCATTTCAATATAAGTGGCATTAATTTTTCAGCGTTAGCCATATTTTTTAGTTTTATAACAATAAATAGGAGAATAATTAAAAGAAAAAGGCGGTTTTAAACCGCCTTTTTTATACAAAATGTTTATGTTATATTTTAATTCGTTCACCGTATTGTTGGTTGATTTCAAACAAAAGGGAGAGTTCAAGAGCGCAGTGTCTAATATTTTCTCTTACTTCATCACAGTTATGGTCAATGTATCTTTCATCATAGGAAACAATCAGAAGCGCAAGAGGTTTATCTACACCTTCAATGGTGACAGCCGTAAAATGCTCTACGCCGCTTGCCTTAAGTCTATAACAGAATGAGCGGTCAATGTCTTCCATATCATGAATATCCCCACACCAATATCCTGTTGTCGCCATGTGGCTTGCAAATGGCATTAAACTTAAATTGATTTCAGCATAATCATGGGCAATGGGCATGACGCCAACATTTATTGCTTCATAAGTTGCAGAACATTTACGAAAAGGGAGACCCGTTACACTTTCAGTACCATTATGATATTCGAGAATAAAGACACGTGCACTATTTGTTTTAAAGTTCAGTTTTTCTATAATTGTGTGAATTTTCATATCAATATGTTCACGGTCAATCATTGCCACCTCATGTTGTTTGTCCAACCAAGTTTGATATTGTTCGAAAATCCATGTTGGGTTTTTAATGAAGCCTATTGTTGCTGCAATAATCAATATATAGATAACTGCCTTAAAAATTGTCTTGAATTTGTATTTCTCAACAATCTGCAGTGCTTTCTCAAACCAATTTAACCCTTTGTCAATCTTTTCTTCCATGATAACCCTTATTTCTTATAATTTCTTATATTATTCAGGGTTTCACGCACCCCATCATTATTTTCATACATCCTTCCTTGTGAAGTTGTTCTTGTTGTTTTTTCACCCAATTTGAAACCATACAGTGCTTTCATGCGTTCAATACTTTCGTTAACTTTCTTTTCATTAGTGTGTTCAAGAATGACAGCACTTTCTTTACCACTGTACTGATTTTTAGTCCATTCGAGAAGATATGTTTGGTCATTCATATCCTTCATCCTGAAACGTCGTCCTTCAATTTTCATTTCATCAGGAATCTTTGACATCATGTGTTCTTCAGTAAGGAATTCAGTCCTTTTGAATCTCACGGTTTTGACACTTTTTTCTTCATACATGTCTTCCTTTTTGAATGTTCCGTCAGGAAGTTCACGAGCCTGTAACCCTGATTTTTTCAAGTCTTCTTCCTTCTGATGAAGTTCCTGTCCTGCCTCTTTTGCCACTTTATAAAAATCATCACCAAATTCAGCATTTTTTTCAATGTCATTCTCTTCTTCAGCCTTGCTTGTATAACCTTTGGCTTGCGCGTGAACCCTTTCTTTATATTCTTTACCCGGGTCAGAATTGAATGTGTAATCGAGGGTTGTTTTGTTTTTATCTTCCTTTTTAGGAACATCATGTTTAACTTTCACCTCTTTTGCGTCAGTTTTGGTTTTGGCATCTTTGTAGGACTTTTCATTGTTTTTCTTGTTTTCGCTCTCAACGCCATCTCCAATTACAGGATTGAATTGGCCTTGACTTTCCTTGATGAGTTCTCTCATCCTTCCTACTGTAATACTTTTGTCCATTGTTTATAGTTTAATATAATTTATAGTTTCTACCTTGTCCTGTGTTTATTTCCATTCCCGCCATAAATTGTCTGTAAACCAATTTTTTCATTTTTTCTTCATCGGGAATGATTTGTTGCTTTTCATCCTCAAGTTCCTCAGCAATTTTCATTATTTTTTTTGCTGCATCAGGATTTATATTGGAATAATAGTCAAATCGTGTCATTTTTTACCGTCCTCCACAGAAGTTTTAATCAAGTCCTTATGATTGTATGTAGGGTCATCATCCTTTTCAAAAGGTGGAGCATCATAACCGAAATCACCTATTGCAGTATCCATTACAGCCTCCTCTTTCAATGCTTGGAGCCTGTCATATTGTTCTTGTGTGACGTAAATTGTTTTTCGCCTGAGTGGTTTACCAAAAAGAGGCTGTTCAAAAGCACCTGAAGCATCTGCAGATGTTGCACCGCCATCCTCCTCATTAATTACACAACCATCAGCGATGTTGATTTCAAATAGTTTAGTATAAAGCCTTTTGATTTTTCTTTCAAAGTTCTGACGAGGGATTTTGTATGAAATTGTAAATTGGTCTTTATCCCCTGAACTGTCGATTTTTTCATCTTTAATAATAACCCCGTTATCAATAAGCAATGATAATGCTTTTTCACCATCTAACCCATTAGCAATAAGAAAAGCATCGGGTTTTGCATATATGGGGTCGGTTAAAAGTTGTTTTAGATACGCCTTGATATGAGACATGAAACTGAAGAAGGTGACTTCCTCATTAATCATCTCAATATTTTTTCTCAAGGCATTAACCTGAGACTCATTTATAAGTATGGTTCTCATGTTTTATTATCTCTTAAGTTCTGATTCGTAAGAAGATTTCCTTTGCCAAAGCACACGAAAGAGGTCAGTAACCACATCAGTTGTGATTTCTTTGATTCGTTTTTCAAATTCTTTATCACGCTTGATTAACTGCATGACATCATCTCTGTCGAACTCCTCTCTTATATGTTTTTTACAGTTTTTCATTTATCTTTTTCTATTACTGATAAATAGCAATATAAAACTAAAAAACCACTCATTTCTGAGTGGTTTTTGTTATTTAATTTTTCCTAACAAGATTTTCAAGTTGTTCCAATTCTTTAGCGGATGTTTGCCATTGGGTTTTCCAATTATTATAAAATCCCATTAACTTATTGAGAGTCTTTAAGTTTTCTTTATTAAGAATTAAACCATCGGCCCACATGAAACAACCATCGCCTGTGTTATTTTTCAACACAAACTGCCATTTTAAATTATTAAGGCTTGGTATTGTTCCAGAAAAAACCATATTACCGGTTTCAGGCATATAGATAAGTGGACTATCTGCAGGATTTTCTTCATTTGGCTTAGTAAACTGTGCACCACTATCAACTGAAGATAAGAACTGATTCATTTGGTTTGTCAGAACATTATCACCGAATTTAGGGTCATCGGTTATTGCAATCGCACTTTCAATTGTTTGTGCCTCAGCCTCTTCCTTGATGAGTCCTTTTTTTGCCTCCGTATTTTCTACAATTCCGCGACGTATAGCATCAAGCATATCACATGCGGTTGAATAACTACTTTTTGCCATTTTATTAATATTTTTTAATATGCTATGCCATTCCAAACGTTAGTAAAACGAGGATTCGCTTTCTTAACCTTCTCAACAACTTTTGTGATTTCAGGATATTTTTCTTCCATCTCGTTAATTTTTTCCGCTACTGTTGCAACGAGTTCATCTACTTTTTTTAACTCATTGTCAATAATTTCTTCAACTTCCTCCGGTTCTGAAGCCATAATTGTTTCAATAACATTTTCTGCAGGTTGCAGGTTTTCCATCTGTTCTTTTATGTCTGAAATTTCATTTTCAACTTGCGTTTCAATTTCAGTTTGTATCTGCTGTTCCATTAATGTCACCTCAGACTGAACCTCAGGGGTTTCAGTTGTCTTTGTACTCTTTTTAACCATTTTCAAAACAAAATTTATCTTTTATAAATATCTTTAGAAAAGCAATTCTCAAGTGCCGAAACACGTAGTTTTTTCATTGCTTTTTCATATATCTGTCTAACTCGTTCTTTAGTTAATCCCAATTCATTTCCAATTTCTTCTAATGTTTTAGGCTTGCGTTCACCAATGCCGCTATATTTAGTAACAATGAATTGTTCTCTTGGGGTTAAATCTTTTAAGAGAAGGTTTACAACTGTATTAATATCCTTTTCTCTTTCAGATTCAGAGTTATCTTCAATGTAGATATCATCACTCATTTTTTCATCAATGTAATCAGCCTCCTCATAGGTTTCCAATTCATTGTATTCAACAGGCAATTCTTCTGAGGGGAGAGAATTTCTTTTCTTAAGGGCTGATAATATCGACTCCCTAATCCAATTTACTGCATAAGATATAAATTTATTACCAAGTTCAGGTTCAAATTTATCTGCAGCCTTAAAAAGCCCTGCATTCGCTTCTTGAATTAAATCAGAATATGATAATCCAAGCCCTTTATAATTTTTCGCAATATTTGCAGCGAATTTCAGATTTGATTGAACCAACTTATTTCGTGCATTTACATCTTTTTTTTCTCTCCATCTTTTTGAGAGTCTTCTTTCTTCAGCCCTTGTTAAGGGCTTAGTGTTTGTTATGTCTTTAAAATAATATCCTGCGTTTACGTCATAGATATTATTAAAATCTTTTAACATTACATTCTCATGTTTCTTTTTTTATTTTAAACAGCCTTTTGGCTAATTGACGATATCTGATTCTCTTTTCTTACCGTTATGATTGACGTGTGCCAATCTATAATCTGATTAAGGTGGGTTATGTGGAGGACAACACTATAATCTTTTACTATACGGTCAAACAAAAGTTTGATATTTTCATAGTTTTCCTGTGCTACACCACCAAGTACCTCATCAAGAAGAAGAATTGACGGACGGCTTAATGTCGAAATGTTCCCAAGAACAACTCTCAAAGCCAATGCCGCTGCAGTCTGTTCAAATCCTGAACCACCTGACAATTTTGTAACGGTGTTATTTCTTACAAGATTAAACGCAACATCATTGTGGTCGTCAATGACAACTTCAACATCAAAATCACAAACTCCTGAGAGAAGACGTTTAAGTTCTCCGTTTATCAGAGGTAGAGCCTGACGTAAAACCATTTTTCCAATACCATTCTTACCAACAAGAGTGAGATATATTTTCCACGTCTTGACAATTTTTTCCTCATTGTCAATCTGAGAAATTATGTTTTCTCTATTTTTAATGTTGTCTTGAAGAGTTTTATTTTCATTTTCAAGGCCATTTATTTGAAGGAGAAGATTATCTCTAATACCCTCTTCAGTTTTTAATGAAACATTAAGGACATTAAGTGAATTTTCTATCTTATTATTCGCTTCAATTACAGCCTTATTGTCTTCAAGGGCTTTCATTGTCTGCCTGAGGTCTTTAAGTTTAAGTCTAAGAACCTTTAAATCAGCATCATACTTATCAATAAGTATTGATAAACGACTTTTTTCATTAAAAAGACGACGATTTTCGTCCATTTTAACGATATTTTCCTTAATTTCGTTTAATTTCCCGTTCTTTTTCTCCCCATCACTGATAAGAGTTTTAATTTTTTCTTCGTTTTCTGCAATTGTTGCGCTATAATTAACCCCTTCAAGTTTTCTTTTACATGTGGGGCAATACTCTGAAGCAGCGAGATTTTTATTTGTCTCGCGGAGTTGACGTATTGTATTTTTAATACCGTTTATTTCAACAGCAAGATTTTCCCTTTTATTTTGCAGGTCCTGATATTCGTTTTCGGAGAATTCAACATTAGCAATTGCATCAAGGTCGTTTTTCGTTTTATCCATTAATGCCTTTGTCTGTTTTCCTTTCTCAGTGACATCTTCAATTTGACGCTCAATTGTATGCACATCTACTTTGGTAAGGGAGGAGTCAACTTCTCTCTTGGCTGAAAGAAGTGCTTCTTTTTGTTTAGCCAATTCATCGCATCTCTTGGTAGAGTCAGTGTGTTTTACTTTAGTCTCATCAATTCTTTTACTATTATCTTCGATAGAGAGATTAAATGCATCAATTTCAGTTTTCAACACTTCACGACTATATATGTTGGAAAGAAGTGACTTTGATATTTCTTTATTCCACTTCTCACGTGCGATGGCATCTTTTTCCTCAAGAGGTAGAAGACCAATCCATTTAGAAAGAAGACGCCCCCTTTCAGTATCCTTAAGGGAAATTAAAGACTTAAGATTGTCGGAATTAGCACAAATTACGAGGTCAAAATCTTTTTCGTTACCAATAGCCTCTTTAATGATTTTAGTTGTTTGAACATTATTCTCACCTTCCATGTTTTCAATATCGTCAAGAACCTGTTCTTCACCGTTGACGACTTTGAAATATTCCACCTTCTGCGTAACCTTGCTTTTTGCTGTACGTCTTTTATGTGCGGGGCGAGTAAGTGTGCGCCTAATGATATAATCTTCACCGTCTATTTCAATACAACCTTCAACCTTAACTTCTGTTGTTTCCGGACGATATCTATTAAAGATACCTGCAAGGTCGTCAGCCTTACCCGAGGTTGTCTTACCAAAGAGTACGAAATGAAGAAGGTCATATGCAAAAGTAGATTTACCGCTCTGATTAGCAGGTTCACCATTAAGAAGAACCAAACCATTCAAAGTTGTAAAATCAAAAAAGTTATCATCTCCATAAGAAAGGAAATTTGACCACTTTAACCACTTGATTTCATATCTCTTGAACTTATCATATACCTCATAATCTATGAGGGAGTTAATATGACTGTCGATTTTAATGATTTCATTAAAATCATAATCCTCGATATTGTTTTCATCAAGATATGCTTGGAAAAGTTGCTGTTGAAATTTAGGGTCCTGAATGTTTTGTATTGTGTCATTGGTCAATGCAACCTTTTCTCCTTTATTATTTAAGGAGATAAAAATAGGAACAATTTCTACATTCTTTGATGGAACACCGTATTTCTTTGCGACGTTTTCTCTGATACTTTCTTCTTTTTCCTTTGAAAAATCAACAGGAAGCACTTTCCATTCAATTGTTATTTTGGCGTTTTCGCCAATTTTCAAATCTTTAGCCATTAATTTTATAATTTACGTTTTTTACTTTTTTTTTCCGTTTGTTTTTGGGTTACTTTTATTTCTTCATAATAATTTTTCGGGACCTCTCCTTTGTAACGTTCAATATCACAATCATCATTAAAAATGGTTTTAGGTTCGTCTACAATTTGAATTTTTTTTTCCACCACTTCAGTTTGACTTATTGAATTGTTTCGCTCGTGGAGTATTGTGGTTGATTGGACATCAGAAAAACGCCCGTCTACTTCAGTATTATGAATTTTAGGTTTTAATGAAACCTCCCCAAATGGGGTTTCCCCATATTTTTCTACAGTAAATGATTTTTTAAGAAGTTTGTTGACAAAATCTTTCATCACCAAACCATTCATTCTACAATATTCTTTTATGTCATTATGTAATTTATTTTCAATGTCAATTGTCATAACAAAAATATTTGTTGCAAATATAGTGATAAATTTTGATACTAACAACTTTACTTTTAAACTTTTTTAACTTATTTTTCTTTAAAAGATGTTGAATGACTGAAGCAGATAATATACGAATTACCGAGAAAGATGACAAAATTCATCGTGTCATCTTGGGACTTGATATTAGTACCTCATGCATTGGGGCATCAATTGTTATTGATGACGGTGTAAGTAAACCTGAAATAGTAAAAATCACTCAGATTTCACCTAAAGTGCCTAAAGATATTAGTGGTATTGAGATTTTGTTTATTAAGAAACAAATTTTCGAGAATGAATTTATTGTACCATTAAAAGAATTTGGTATAACTGATGTTATAATTGAGGAACCTCTCTTATCATCCAATAACATTTCGACTGTCGGTAAACTTATACGATTCAATGGTATGGTTTCAGAGGCAATATATCATCATCTTGGTATTGTCCCTAAATTTATTTCATCATATGATTCTCGTGCTTTTTCTTTCCCTGAGTTGTGTTCAATAAGAAAATATAATAAAAAGGGAAAGGAATATCCTCTTGCACATATAAAGAAAGATATTAATTCAAATAATCTCGTTCTTTTTGGTGCCTATCCTTATGATATTGACAAGAAAGTCATCATGATGGACCTTGTAAATAACCTTTATCCTGATATTGAATGGTCAAGAAATGGTAAAGGGGAGATTAAAAAAGAAAATTATGATGCTTGTGATTCTTTGATTTGTGCATTAGCATACATTAATGTTAATCGCTATGGAATTGAAAAACCTGAGATATTCAACCCTGATATTGAAAAAACTGATGGCGGCTACGTTATTAGATATTCAACAAAGATTTGGGGTAATATCTATGATAAACGTCTTGAACTTGGTAAGACTACTGAATAGGAAACCTACAGTCAATCTTGATATATTTTTGCACGAAGTCTTTCTTTTGGATTTTTCATAAGAGAGGCTTCTTTTTCTTAGTCTTTTACCTATTTATAAGAAATTAAATTAGTATACCATGAGTTACTTAGGAGATATACGTGAAAATTCAATCGGCCCAAACGGTGAACTTTGGGAGGGTGATAACAGGATAGAGGAACGTCATTATTGGAATGGTGCATATATTGACCTTTGCAACCTTCCGGGAGAAGAATATTCAAAAACTATTTTTATTACCAACGGTAGTGGTTCAGGTTCCGGTTCTGATTCTAATACCGGAGATACAACGCCTACAATACAAACCAAGGCAATGTCACTTGAGATAGTGAATGGTGACGCTGTTGTTATGTTTGCGGGAACGACTGCTTCTGATATGTATGTGGCAATTTCTTACAATGGTGATGAACAATACACTGTTAAAATAGAGAAAGGAACTTCAGGCGCTTCAGGAATTCAATTCGGGCTTGGGGATATTGCCTCTATTGAAAACTATGGTATTGGTGGTTCTGAAACCGATGCCCTTGCAGGTAAGAAAACTTATCAGGATGAGGAATTTAAGTATCAGATAACACTTAATGCACCGGTAGTTTTCCCAGTTGCATATCAAATTGCAGCCATGAAAGGGCATATTGATACTATGACAGATGAAGAAATTTTTGATGCAATATCTGTTATAGATAGCATAACAATGGAGAGTGAAAGTGCAACTGAGACATTTGTTGCTGATATTGAACCTATTGCAATAGAGGGTCTTGCAGAAATGTCCCCTGCTGAAATAACTGAGGTTCTTCTTAATAATGCTCAGGATATTATAATCATCACTGACCGTGAGGTTGTTGATATTCTGGCTGCTTCCACAAACGATTCTGTTATTGAAGGATGGAATAAAAGGGAGCATGATGCAATAATTGATGGCGTTGCTTACCATGTATGGTATAAGACGGCTAACGACACAGAACTTTCTGCTGTCTATGACCCTGCAGTTCCTGAGGCTGTGATTGATATTCCAGAAGATTCAATAACTTATATAATCAAATACGCATAAAGATGGCAGTTATAAATTATTCAGACCAATTCAAATACTCTGGTAAGGGTTATATTGATGCTAAGGTTGCACCTGTCGCCAATATTGAAGACCTGACTAAAATCAGTTCATTTGTATTGGCCAAGTATTACACGCCTGGTATGGTTGTGATGGTACTTGATGATGGCCTTGGTGAGGGCCCCGCACAGTATATTCTTACTGAAGATTATTCTTGGGAGAAGTATGGCTCTATTGACTTGGGGAAAGTCGAGGAGCGTGTTGATGCAGTTGAGGGTGAATTGAAAAATCTTGATTCACGCATTAAGGATATAGCATCAAAGGCAGATGAAAATGCAAACGGTATTTCAAACCTTAATTCAAAAATTGAAAAGATTGCGGGTATTGACAAACTTAAAGCAGGTGATAATATTGCTTTTGTAGAAGAAATTGATGGCAGTCTTGTAATTTCCGCTTCAGTTCCGGATGTTGACCTTACTGAGGTTGAAACCCGTATCAGCGAAATTGATGAAGCCTATAAAAAGGCTGATGAAGGCCTTTCAGAACGAATCAATTCAATAGCAGGAAATGTTTCAGTAAATACTCAGAATATTGAAGCAATTTCAGCAAGGGTTTCAGGCAATACTCAGCAAATTCAAGATGTTTCTAAAAAGGTTGGGACTTTGGAAGAATCATTTAATGAGTATACCGCAAGCACTGACGCTAAGATTCAGACAATTTCGGGTGATGTAATCACAATTCAAGACAGGCTTGATTCAATCACAAGTGGTGAGGGTGATGTTGCTGTTGATGGAATTACAATTCAGAAAGACGAGAATAAGAAACTTTCCGTGAAGATTTCAAACGCTGAAGATAATGTTTTGGTTGTTAATGAGGATGGTCTTTATTCAACGGGCATATCTCTTTCGGGTGATGATTTGGAAAACGAAATTCTCTAATATAAGTAAGAAAATATCTTAATAAAAATATAATATTTAAAATAATATTATTATTTATAAGAGATATTAATTTAATGTTAAAATAAACTGGAATTATAAGAATAAATAATAATCAGATATGTCAAAACAACTTTTTAAAGGTATTAAGTCCGTACTTGGTACGACTTTCGCAGAGGTTGCTGCAGCTGATAGAAAAGGTTATATTTGGTTCGTTAGAACAGTTGTTGATTCTGATGCCAACACTGAGGGCGTACAGGATGACAATGATTTAAGAAACGACATTTATGACATTTATTTCGGTACAAAGCACTATGCTCGTTATCAGGAAGGACAGATTGAATCTCTTGCTGATAAAATTGCCACTCTTGATGACGAGAGCGCTGATGTAGCTGCAGCCCTTCTTAAGGTGGTAGGTATTGTAAATGTTAGTCTTGATGGTGAAGGCAAAATCACTGTAATGGATGAGGATTTTGCAAATCTTGCTGCTGCTTTCGCTAAGGTTACTGCTCGTTTCGACGAAGTTGAAGGTGATATTAAGGACCTTCAAGATTCACTTACTGAAATTATGGTGAAGAATGTTGCTGAAGGCGACAAAGTTCTTAATGTTGCTGACGGTATTCTTTCATCAACAATTGGTCTTAAATATGAGAACAATAAAATCTCTCTTACGGGAATTGGTGGCGAGGAAATTGCAGGATTTGATGCAACTGATTTCCTGAAAGACAGCGTTCTTGAGGATGTTAAAGTTGAAACTAAAGAAGATGGTGAGAAATATATCATTTTCACTTGGAAGACTGAGGGTGAGTCAACTAAGACTGATGAGATTAAGGTTTCTGATTTTGCGAAACTTTACAATGCAGGTACCGCACTCGAACTCGCTGAGGATGGTGTGACTTTCAATGTTAAGGTTGCTGAGGCTAACAACTTCCTTTCAGTTAACGAATCCAATGAACTTGTTGTTGACGATATGACAGTTGATAAGACAGTTCTTAAGGAATCTATTACAATTGAGGGTGGCCCTCTTGCTTCTGATGCAGTTAAATCTGCTTTTGCTGATGGTGTCATCCCTGCAGGTACTGACCTTCAGGCAGTTCTTAAGGCTCTTCTTTGTGTTGAAATCTATCCGGTACCTTCAAAGAATACTCCAAGTTATAGTGTTTCAATTTCAGCACCAACTGTTAGTGCAACAGGTGGAAACAATAATGGGCTTGTAGAAGTTGGACAGGCAATTACATTCAGTGAGGTTACAGCAAATGCAGTTTCAATTTCTAAGACTGAGCCTAAAGTAAGTGGATTTGAGCATGGTTATTCTGCTACTGTTGATGGTGATGATGTTGTAGACGCAACTTCAGTTTCAGGTGCTTGGACAGTTTCACAGATGAATAACAACGTTTATGAACTTTCAGCGGCTTCTACCGGTTTCACAGGAACACTCCCAACAACAGTTCAAGACGCTACCGCTTCTTTATGTAAGCTTGCTTCATGTACTCTTGTTGCTGTTGAAGGAACTAATAAGTATGTAGTAACTGAGGATGCGCCTAAGCATACAGGTTCACATGATGGAGTTGCTTCTTATTATATCGTTTCAAACCTTGGTGGAAGAAGTGAGGAGAAGAAATCAGTTGCAATTGCTGCTCAGGCAGGTGTTGAAAAAGACCCTTCTAATCAGTCTGCAACATTCACTGTAACAGGTGTTTATCCTGTATATACCAATGGCGTTAGTGCTTCTACTACAGATGCAACTGGTGCGGCTATGGCAGACCTCGCTGCTCCAGTAACAGGTGATGGTACTAAATTGGCTCTTATGAAATCAAATACTTCATTTGCGGTTTCATTTGCTAATCAGGGCCTTGAACCATACCGTCTTTTCCTCCCTGGTGCTTGGAAGGTAACAACTGCAATGGCAATCAATCCAACTACAGCGAAATATGCTATTGATTGTAAAGATAAGTTCGTCGCAAACGGTACTGTTACAAGAACTATTCAGGGTAAAGAGGTGACTTATACAGTTTATGAGTGGGCTTCAACTGAAGGACCTAACCGTGTTAAATTCACAGTGGCTTAATAATAATTGAAGAATATTGATTTTAGGATATGGCAAAATTATTTAATGGTATGATAAACTTCGCATCGGCAATTAAACCTACCGGTGCACAGCCACTTGATGATAGAACAGTAGTACAGTCATTTGCTGACTTGCTTGCTGATGATACATTTGGTTTGGCGAAATATAACGGTATGCTTGTTGCTGTTGTTGAAGATGGACAGGTATACATGCTTAAAGATGCGGCTAATTCGACTTCAGAAGACGCTTGGGTTGCCGTAGGTTCAGGAAATGGTTCACTTGCTGTTGAAGAATATAAGGATGCAGTTGCTCTTGCAACTGATGATAATATTGGTCAGGTTATCTATGTTAAGACTAAATCTGAGTATGATGCTGACGGAGAAGGTGAAGGTGCTGCTGTTGAATATGACGCTGCTCCTTATATTGTAATCGGTCAGGGACAACTTCAGAAACTCGCAGCTTCTACTGCAAGTGGTAATCTTGACGCTGACGTTGCTGAACTTAAGACTAAGGTTTCAGGTATTGAATCTGAAATAGGAAAAGCGGCTGCAGGCGAGGATGCTGCTACAGGACTTTACAAAGAAATTGCCGATGCTGAGGATGCAGCAAAGACTTATGCTGATGAACAGGCTGCTCAGGCTCTTACTGACGCTAAAGACTATGCCGATGGTAAGGACGAGGCTATGGATGGGCGCGTTAAGGTTCTTGAAGCAATTGACCATGATGCTTATATAGGTGCTGATGCTGCTCTTAAATCTGAAATAGAGGGTGAACTTGGTAAGAAAGTCGATAAGGTTGAGGGTTCTCGTCTTATGACTAATGATGAGGGTACTAAACTTGGTAATATCGAGGCAGGTGCTCAGGTTAACAAACTTGAGGTCGTTAAAGTTAACGGACAGGCTCTTGTGATAGCAGAGGCTGATAAATCAGTTGATGTTATTGTTCCAACTGCTCCGGTTCAGGGAGTTGCTGATGGTGAAAAAGTTATTTCCCTTGATGGAGATAAATTGAAAACAACTCTTACTCTTGCTTATGTTCCGGCTTCAGATGAACAGAATGCAGTGCTTCGTCTCCAGGGAATTAATGGTGAGGTTGTTTCATCAATTGATGCAACTGCTTTCATTAAGGATGGTATGCTTGAAGGTGCTGTTCTTGATGGACCTAAAGAAGGTGAGGCCGGTGAGAAATATCTCGTATTGACCTTCAATACTGCTGCAGGTAAAGAAGATATCCGCATGGATGTAACAGACCTTCTTGATTACTATGCTGCGGGTGATGGCCTTGTTCTTGATGGTAAAACGTTCAAGGTAAAGGTTGATGAGACTGCAAACACTTATCTTCAGGTAACAACTAATGGTATTGCAGTTTCACAAGCATTCCTTGATAAGATAACTGAACTTGATAATGAGGTTCTTAGGGCTGCTAAAGAATATGCTGATGGCCTTGCAGGAAACTACGAGGTTGCAGGCGCAGCTGCTCAGGCTCTTGCTGACGCTAAGGCTTATACCGATGAGCGTGAGGTTGAGATTGATAAGAAGTGGGCTGCTGCTGACGCTCAGGTTCTTGCTGATGCTAAGAAGTATGGCGACGATACTTTCGTAACCAAAGACGGTTTCAATGAATTTGAGGCTTCTTATGAGGAGAAACTTAATAACATTGCTGAGGGCGCTCAGGTTAACGTAATTGAGGCTGTTAAGGTTAATGGTATTGATGCTGTAGTTTCTGAGGGTAAGGTTGCTGAACTCGAAATTGCTGCTAAGGATATTGCTCTCGGTAGTGATATTACTGGCGCAACAGGTGATGCGATTTATTCAGGAGATACCAAGATTTCAACAGTCCTTCAGGGTATTCAGGATAGCATTCGCGCTGCTGTTGCGGGTGGTGTGAATTCAGTTACTTCCGCAGACAATGCTATTGAAGTAAACAACGCTGACCCTAACAACCCTAAGGTTTCGGTTAAGGTTGAAACAGCAACTGATGAGACAGTCGCTGCAGGACACATCGAACTTGTCAAAGGTAGTGAAGGCCTTTATGGTTTCATGTACTATGACGGCGACGATGCAGAGGTTCTGAATTAATAATTAATAAATGGCTACCCCCCCCCCATTAGGATAGTTCTATGGGGGGATGGCCATTAATAAAAACGAGTAAGTTTTTGGGCAAAATGGCAGAAAACAAAAACATGGTAAAATTTTGGAGAGGTACTGAGGAAGGGTATAATTTATTGGCTAAGGCTAATATGTTGGATTATTGGACCCGATATTCAGTAAAGTCGGTTGATTCGGAAACGGGAGTTATCACTTGGAGAGAGTATTTCGGTGATAATCTTATAACAGAACCAACTGGGCAACTTTTACCTGTTATTGATATTGTGTCCGCATTACCCAGCATGTTGAATCCGGGTGACCGTTACCTCGTTGGTGAAGATGCCAACGGAATAACCTCCGCAACATATTATATTGTTGAGATTGGGGTAGAGAGGGACGATACAGGATATTCTCAGACAACAAAAACAAAACGTTTTGAAGATGGCATGTCAGTCAGAGTTAAAAACAGAGATTATAAATCATATCTGATTGTGAATGGCCAAATCAGGACCTATGATGAAGTTGATTGCGGCACATATTGATGGCAGAGTATATAAAATAAGTGAATATAAAGGAGGACTTCGGTCTTCCTTTTGTTTTTTTAATATTTTATCACTATATTTGCGAAAAATTTTTTATCAAATGTTTCAGAAGATTTATAATATTTTAGTTTCAATTTTAGGTGAATCAAAGCAGGGTGGATACATGAAAGGGTGTTCACAGTATCAGTTCAATTGCATAATGGATTGTGCTGAGGAAAAAGGTGGGCCCGATGGGAAATATAATCTTGAGGTTTCATTTGCCATTGGCAAGTATCATTGTTGGGCTTGTGACGGGAAGGGGAACCTTTCGTATTTAATACGACGATATGGTGGTAAAGAAAAATTCAAGATATATGAGGAAGAAATAAAATCCATTAGAGAGAGTAAAATGTACGACTTGTCGTCGTATATGGATGAGATATATGGCAATACAGATAAGAATGGAAAAACACTTAAATTGCCAGAAACTTATACCAAGATAGATATTTCATCACTTAAGAGTAAAAAACTTAAAAATTACCTCGAAAAACGCCAAATAACGCAGGATATCGTTGACCGTTTCAATATAGGCTATACACAATGGGATGGTGAGACATGGACAATGAGAAACAGGATTGTAATTCCGTCTTATGATGAATATGGGTTCCTTAATTATTGGGTGTCGCGAGATTTTTCCGGATACGAAAAGAAAACGAAATACAAGAATTGCGATGCTGATAAAAAAGAAATAGTCTTCCAAGAAAGTTTAATTAATTTCGATGCCGATATAGTTCTGGTTGAAGGTGCTCTTGATTGTATCTATTATAATAATGCTATTTCAATGCTCGGTAAATTTTTGTTGAAAGATAGTGAATTATATAAAAAACTGTATTCCAAAGCCAATGCTGATATTATAATATGTCTTGATTCGGATACCACTATAGAAGAAACGAAGAGAATATATAATCTTCTTAATGTGGGGAGATTACGAGGTAGAATAAAGTATATTGAACTCAATGAATATAAAGATTTCGGTGAGGTATATGAGGCTTTGGGGAAAAAAGGAATTATTGAAACAATTAAATCTGCGAAAAAATTTGATGAAATTGATTTGCTGATTTGAATAATATTTGTATATTTGCAACATGGTAAAGAAAATTATTGCTTGTGCGGATATTCACATCCGCAATCTTAAAAGAATGGATGAGACTTATGACATGCTTAACAAATTCATTAATAAATGTCATATTGATATGGAAGATGGTGGATTTGAAAGGGATGAAGTAAGAATTGTTGTGGCCGGTGATATCTTTGAAAATAAGATAACAGTATCAAATGAGGCTAATCTTGCGGTATCATGGTTTTTAAATTCATTATCTAAAGTGGCAAAGGTAATTGTGATTTGTGGAAATCATGATTTTCTAATGAACAATAAGTCTCGTGTTGATTCATTGACCCCTGTTATAGAAATTGCAGGCAATGAAGATGTGGTTTATCTTGATTCTTACACTGAATACACTTCGGGAATGTATGTGGATGATAACATTGTTTGGTGTCTTTATTCATCATTTGATGATTTCAATCGCCCTGACATTGAATGGGCTAAGTCAGAATATGGGGAAAACAAGACTTATGTTGGTGTAATTCATGCTGATATTAATGGCGCGGTATCTCATACCAATAGAGTGACTGAAAATGGACTTGATGCAAGCATTTTTGAGGGCCTTGATTTTGTTATTGCAGGACATATACATAAACATCAGGAGATAAAGAAGAATGGTGTTAAGGCTGTGTACTGTGGCTCATTGATTCAACAGAATAACGGTGAAAGCATTTATGGGCACGGATATGTCGTGTGGGATGTTGAAAAATGCACATATAAACTTGTTGAAGTGAAAAATGAAGATTATGGTTTTTATAAGTTCATAATCGAATCAGAAACTGATATTGAGGAAGATAAAGAGATATTGTTTAACATTTAATAAAAAAAAATATGGATAAATTTAGAAAAGATTATGAACTTTTTGCTCGTTCAGAGTATGGTATTGGTAGTAATAAGTTGAATGAATATGATAAGTATCTTCAGAGAACCAATGGTGGATACGTGGAGCCATACATTCTTGAGGAACGTGAGATGAATGTAACGCAGATGTCTGTATTTAGCCGTCTGTTTAAGGACCGTATTCTTTTCCTTGGAACTGAGGTTACTTCTGATAGTGCTAATATCCTTGCTTCACAGTTGATGTTCCTTAACTCTGTGGATGAAACCGAAGATATTAAACTATATATTAATTCCCCTGGGGGAAGTGTCGCAAGTGGCTTGATGTTATATGATATCATGAATTTTGTAACACCTGATGTTTCAACTTATTGCATGGGAACATGTGCATCAATGGCTGCAGTTCTTTTGTCTTCGGGGGCGTCAGGAAAAAGATATTCACTCCCACATTCAGAGGTTATGATTCATCAGCCATCAACCGGGATTGGAAGGATTAAAGCTGAGGACCTTCGTGTTGAGTATGAACAGATGGAGAAGTGTAAGAATACTCTTTATCAGATTCTTGCGGAAAATACAAACAGGCCTATTGACGAAATTGCAGAACTTTGTAAGTTGGATAGGTGGTATACTGCGGATGAGGCTGTTGAATTTGGCCTTATTGATTCAGTAATCAGAAAGAAGTAGAAATATGGGTAGATTTCACTTTGAACCAATGGTTTATGACCATGTTGATAAACGAGGGATATATTGGAGAAGTTCGAAAACGGGACTTCTCTATATATTCTATTGGAATCCTATTATGTGGTTGCATACATTGTTATGCAAAGATTGCTATTTTGGATTTTTGCCATTTAAAACCAAACATATAAAATATGGGGATTGAACATAAAGTAGGGGATTGTTATTTAGCCAAAGGCTACTCTGACGATGTTTTTGAATTGGTTGAAATTAATGATAAAGAGTTGACTTTAGTTGGAAAGAATACCAATAAAGTGTTTTTTATTGAAGAAAGCAGAATTGAAAAATTTTATAGAAAATTGTCATGAGAAAAATTAATAAACTATATCACCTTAGCCATGCAAATCATGACGGTGAAGTATTTAAACCAAGAGTGCCTGATAATATCATTATAGGCGATTATGAATGTGAACAACTTGAGGATAAAAAGACAAAACGAATATGCTTTTCTAAAACCATTTCAGGTGCATTCCTCGGTATTAATTTTGATGGGGCATACGAAGAGATGTATGTTCATGTTCCTGAGAATATTGAATCGGTCCCTGATGATAAAATAGTTATCCCAACTGAAAAACAGGTATGGGATGCTGAGTTCACAAGAGAAGTTTGGGTAAAGGCTCCTGTGAAGATGAAATGCGTTGGAAAGGTCCTTATTGGATATAATCTTGCTAACACAACATGGCGACAGTGGAGACCTTCAGTTAAATTCAGGTGGCTTGAAAAATACGTTTAAATGGGGCGACGTATGATGACTCTTTTTCCAGTTTTTGTTACTTTTTGAGATGTTCTTGGGGAAATTGGTTTATTAACGGTTTTCTGAACCTGTTTTACCGGTTGTACATTTTTTTTACTATTTTTACAAGCACATGCCATGATAAATTCAATTTTTATAATAAATAGTGCGATTTTTTTATTTTGAACGATATTTATCGTCAAATAACCGCCACATCGGTTTCTAACCACACTATATCATTTTTCTCTCCAACGGTTCCCTGCGCAAGAAACGTTGGAGTTTTTTTGTTTTCTACTAAAAAGTTTCTATCTTTGCGAAAAAAAAAAGAAATGGAGAATTACGATTGTTTTACACTTAGTGGTGATAATCTTGCAAAAGATTATGGAAGTGATTACGTTGAATTGCCTGTAGAAGAAACTGCTTCTGATGAATATGTTGATTACTTTAATGATGTTCTGCATGAAATGGACGTTGTTCATGCTAAAAAGAATGCCGATTATGGAAATAATTTCCATAAGAGATTTAAGAAATGGGGTTTTCTTACAGCCTTGTTAAGGCTGTCGGATAAGATGGAACGTCTTGAAAACATTTATGAGAAAGGACAGATTCAGGTAAAGGACGAATCCGTTGAAGATACTCTTCTTGACCTTGCTAATTACGCAGTTATGACTGTTGTTGAACTTAGGAATGAAAAGAAAAATAGGAAATAATTTTTAATTTTTTAAATATATGTCAAGTACACTTACTTATGTGGTCATTGGAATTGTGGCATTCCTTGTCCTTTTTATTTTTGCGTCTTATGTTAAGACATCGCCACAGATTGCTTATATTATATCAGGACTTACTAAAAAGCCTAAAATTCTTATTGGTTCAGGTGGATTTAGGATTCCGTTCTTTCAGAAACTTGATAAGGTTTATACCGGACAGATTACAGTTGATGTAAAGACAACAACCCCTGTCCCAACCTCAGACTTCATCAATGTAGATGTGGATGCTGTGGCAAAGGTTAGAATTATGCCAACTGAAGATGGGATTAGGCTTGCAAGTGCGAACTTTCTTAATATGTCTCCTGAGATGATATCTCATCAGGTGAAGGATGTTCTTCAGGGTAATATGCGTGAGATTGTTGGAACACTCGACTTACGCGCCCTTAACACAGACCGTGATGGTTTCTCTAATCAGATTCAGAAGAAGGCTGCTGTTGATATGGAACGCCTGGGTATTGAAATTCTTTCATGTAATATTCAGTCAGTAACTGACCGTGAGGGGCTTATTGAGGCTCTCGGTGCTGATAATACATGCAAGATTACTAAGGAGGCTGCCATTAATAAGGCACAGGCCACAAAGGATGTGAAGGTAGCAGAGGCTCAGGCTCTTCAGGAATCAAATGATGCACGTGTTGCGTCGGAGACGAAGATTGCTGAGAAAAACAATGAGCTTGCAATCAAGAAGTCAGAACTTAAGATTTCGGAAGACATCAAACGTGCTGAGGCTGATGCTGCATATGAAATTCAGAAGCAGGAACAGGCAAAGACCATTAAGGTGAAGACCGTTGAGGCACATGCTGCCGAGGCTCTTATTGAGGCTGAAAGACGCAAGGAAATCAATGCAAAGCAGGTTGAGGCGGAGGTTGAAAAGGCTGCCAAGACACAGGAATTGAAGGCTCAGGAAATTGCCATCATGCAGAAGACTCTTGAGGCGGAAGTAAATAAGAAGGCTGATGCTGATAAGTATCATAAGGAAGTTGCGGCTGCAGCAGAACTTGAACAGCGCAAGAGAAAGGCTGAAGCAGAGACATATGAGGCTGAGCAGAGGGCAAAGGCTATGAGAGCGGAGGCTGAGGCACTTAAGTTTAAGATGGAACAGGAGGCTCTCGGTATCAAGGCTAAGGGTGAAGCTGAGGCTTATGCAATTCTTAAGAAGGGTGAGGCTGAGGCTGAAGCAATGAACAAGAAAGCCGACGCTTATCAGAAGTATAATGATGCTGCAATTGTTGAAATGCTTGTTGGTATTCTTCCTGACATGGCCAAGAACGTTGCTGAACCAATCAAGTCAATTGATAATGTTACCATTTATGGTGGCGGTGATAATAATGGTGTCTCAGGCGTATCAGCAAATGTCCCAATGGTCATCAAACAGACATTTGATACGGTTTCCAATGCGACAGGCGTGGACCTTTCTAAGATTCTTGAGTCCCACACAATTAATGCTAAGACCGATAGAAATGTTTCGCTTAAGGGTGGACATGTTGAGGTTGAAGCAACGGGTAAACAGATTCTTCACGACTAAATGTTGATATAATAGAAGTAAACGGGATGTGTCTCACGACAGGTCCCGTTTTTTATATAAGTAGCAAAAAAAAGAATTTTTTTAGGTTTGGCATGGTTTTTGTATATTTGCCCTGAGAATGTTAAATTATGATTTTATGACAGAACGTACTAAAACACATTTGAAATTAATCGGTTTGAGACTTTGGTTAATTCCTTATTTTTTCATATAAATTTATCGTAGGGAAACTCCATCCTTTAGGGTGGAGAGGAACTACGATTAAACCCTTTTTGGTTAAACATTATTTTCTTAATGTAAATATATAACTTTTAAAAAAAAATAAAACTTTTTAATTTATTATAATATTTATATATAGAAATCACATACGTGAATGCTATGATTGTACAAACCTATAACATACCTCTAATAATGGATGATACCAATGCAACGCATTGGTACAATCTTCTTGTATGTGCAAGAGATGCGTACAATAGGTGTACACGTATTCTACATGATAACAAAATAACACTGTCACTTAAAAAAGTACACGAGGCGTGTTATAACGTAATTAGGACAGAGTTTCCTGCTTTATCTTCACAGATGGTAATCAAGTGCGAACAAGCAGCAGCGTCTGCTTTGAAATCAATTAAAGCAAACAAACATAAGAACGCTGAAGTACCACAGAGAAAATCATTAACAATGACCCTCGATAAACGCCTCTACGGAGTGCTTACATCTGAAGGAATAACCATTACTGGGGCACAGAAAAACAAACGTACTTTCGTACCTTTTAATGTCTATCCTAAGGCAAAAGAAATGCTTAGTACTTATAAGGCATATGACCCTACAATATTCTATAGAAACGGGAATTTCTTCCTTTCAGTACCCTTCGAAGTACCTGAAAAACCATTACATTCTGAGGAGTGCATAGGTGTTGACCTCGGTGCAAGAATGATATTTGTTACCTCAGAGGGTAAGGCATTTAAAGATACAACATATCTTAAGAAGCGTAGGGACATCCGTTATCTTAAGCGTAAACTACAAGAGAAAGGTACCAAATCAGCAAAGCGCCACCTTAAGAAAGTTCGCAACAAGGAACGCAACCTCTCTAAGGACATGTGTTATCGTGCAAGTAAAGTACTCATTAATAGTACAAATGCTTCCATCATTGTGATGGAAGACCTCACAAAGATTAAAAAGAAAACTTCACGTACCAGTGAGGGGTACAAGAGAGCGAAGCATAACAATGCTTTATCTCAGATTCCATTTTATGAATTTAAACGTATATTGACTTACAAGGCACCACTTGCGGGCAAGCAGGTGGAAACAGTTTCTCCGATGTATACAAGTCAGATGGATTGTCGCACCAATAATCGTGATGGAGAGCGCCGTGGTCGCAGATATATCTGCGTTGACGGAGTTGTCTTTGACTCAGATTGGAATGCTGCGATTAATATCGGACAAAGGTCCAACCACCCTGTATCGAGTTTTTTACCAATTGAAGGTCAATTGGTTATCCTTACAGGCAGGGAGCAGTCAACCTCCCAATCGACATGCCTCTAACGAGGCAGTGTCAAGCACCCTCCTTTAGGTGGGTGTAGTTGACTGCAATGGAATAACCATGATTTTGGGTATTTTTATCTTTTTTACAACAATTGTTCTTGGAGGACCATTGTGGATAATTAATGGAAATCCTTTTTCTTGGATGGATTGGTTTCCTGATAATTTGGATATTCCTACATTATTCGAATGGGATGATTTTAGGGAAGATGTTGCTGATAAGCAAAGAAAGTTTGACAAAGGTGAAAATATTTTTGGGGACTAATTACTTTGGCACGGTATTTGCAGTAAGATAAGAAAACTTTTAAATAAAAACTTTATGAGAATTAATGAATTGATTTTAAACAGACAGAGAAGTTTTGACCTTGATGATACCCTTCTTTGGAAGAAATCTGCAGAGAAACAGGAATGTTTTGTTAGGGATAGTATATGTACTAATCTCTTGAAAACTCCTTGTTTTGTCGTATCATCACATATGAGCAAGAGTTGCTTACTTCCCGTATATATGTTTAGACTTAATAATGGTATTACTGTAATTTGTCGAGACAATTTTCATGGGTGGGTTGTAACTGTTAAGACCCCGGGAGACGCATTCATAGTAAGTCTTCCTAAGGACCTTGTATATGGCGATTTATATAGTACTAATAATGATATCAGTCCTTTATATTGTGAGGGGTTCATAGAAAAATGGGTTTTCCCTTATAATAATGCTTATGGTCATGAGATGACAGTGAATGTGCGTGACGATTTTTCATTTTGGGCGTTGATGAGGGAACTAAATAAATATGATTTCGGATGGAGGCCTCACGTTGGGTTGCCACAGAATAGTGAATGTATTGCTGATGCCCTGTCTTACGCTAAATCAGTGAATAAAGAAATGCGTCTTTATGAAATTTTCAGTCAGACATATCGTGCAACTGAAGACCAAATGGGTTGGTGTTCGGCTTATGATGTTTGGGCTGATGAGGGTCAAATCATTGAACTCCTGATTAAAGACAATGGACTTTTCAGTGTTTTTGGGAGAGAATGGGACACGTTCCAATATGGTACGAATTTTGAAAATTTTGATGAGTAATGGATAAACGAGAATACAGAACTCCTGAGAGGTTTAAAGCTGCATTGAAATCAATTAAAAGTTATAATACGGGCCTTGGTTTGGATATGAGAAAATTCAGCAAAAATGAAATGATGGATGAGTTTTGCAAGGGTGCTGTATATGGTGAGGAAAGGGCTTTTGAATGGTTTAAGGATTTTGCTCTTGATTATATATCCGGGGATGTTACTGATGTTAGGTTTGGATTAATGTACGATGATTATAAAAAAGCAATGGGGTATGAATAAAGAAGAAAAAAGAAAAATGTTTAAGCCTAAGCCTCATGCAGTATATGAGAATGGAATATGTATAGGAGTTTTCGAGTCACATAAGGTTGCTAAGGCGGTAAAACACAAATTAATGGTCGAATCTTATCAAGATATGCTTGATTTGAATTACGAAGTTAAACCTGTATAAATAGTAAAAGATATGGCATGTAAAGGATGTAATTGTTCTGGTGGATGTGTTCATCAACAGATTAGGTCTCTTATGAAAAGATGCGAAGAAACTGATTCGAACGGAAAAGTTTTTATGGTGTGGAACGAGTTTCTTGGCTATGAACATTATTGTGACCTTTACCCTGAAAGATATAAAAAGTTTTCGGAAGAAAATGGTTCAAAATTGAGTACTTGGGTCATGGATAACGTTGTTATGGATTGTTATGAGCCCAATGAAATTCAAAAGAGTCTGAATGAAATGACTGAACTCGCTAAAGATATTTTAGATTCGATTAAAGAAAAATAATATGTTGTCTAATAAAGATTTTTGTTCAAAAGATTGTAGTTTAAACCTTAAGAAATTGGGTTTCAATGAAAGAACATTTGGATACTATACCCGTCAAGGTGAAGAACTCATAAGAATTTCTTCTCAGTTTAGGGGTTCATATGCTGAAGATTGTTCTTTTTCTCATAATTCATTGCCTGATGATTGTCTTGGATACGACAATATTGATGCTCCGACTCATTATGATGCTCAGAGGTGGTTGAGGGAGGCGTTTAATATTGATGTGGAGGTTTCAAATATGCCTTCATTGAAGAGGTATTGTTTTATTGTAGCGGATGAAATTTCCATACTTATTGACTCTGATGCATGGGATATGCTTTATCACACTTATGAAACCGCATTGAATGAGGGGATTCTATGGGCGACCAAAGAACTTTTGGAAAAGAAATATAAAATAGAAAAACAGGAAGAAGATGACAAAGAAGGAATTTGAAAATAGGATGGCTGATATTGACTTGAAAATACATGAGTTAAAGTCCAAGAAGGAAATCATTAAAAAGGAATATGCAGATAGTATTGGCGGACAATATGACCATCTTATTGGTAAATGGGTAAAAGTGACATATCGTAACTACACGGTGGAAAGGAGTTTGGTTGGCTTTTGGAAAGGTGTTAGTATTCAAGCGGGCTCACTAATAATGGTTGAGGTATATAAAGCAAAGAAAGACAATACACAATCATCCCGCACTGATTATGATTATTTTACTGAATTGGTTTCCGTAGTTGAAATCGAACACTAATATTTTTGGTATTTTCAAAAACAATCAATATATTTGTATTTACTAATTTAAAAGAAAAATTTTATGAGAAAGAAGAATGCTAAGACCAATACTTCCTATGAGAAGTATCAGTTGCGTGGAGCAATTAAGGAAATTATGAGAAATTATGGGCTCAGAACCATTTCGCTTGCAAACTATAATAAATGGTTGGGAAATACCACTGTAGAAGGGGTTCACTCTGTGAGATATGATATCATGAATGGCTATATCCACATGCATGAGTTCAATTCTAATGGTAAGGTGGGAATGCCTTATGATTCTGTTGGGGTGGATGTTTATCAGAAGGTATATGACACAATTCTTAACATCCTTAAGACTGAGAATGAGATTCCAAGCAAGGTTAAGAGAAATATTCTTGTAAAGGTTAACAGATAAATAACATATGATTAGCAAGCGGATAATCAAGAAATGGAATGAGAAAAGAGGGGTGATTGAGAATTTTTCTTATGGAAACCCTCTTTCCATTGCGATTCATGAAAAACGAAATTTCTTGGAGGAAGGCCTAATTAGAACCTATCCAATAGAGAAAACGAGAAAATATATCATTGATTTATATGATTTTGATGATAGTCAGATAGAGGTTTTCAGTAATAACAAAGTTGAAAAACTTCGTGTAATCATACCTAACAATGAGAACATCATTGACAAAGTGAAGAAAGCAATGGATTTATGTGGCTATTTTTGTTCTGTTGAAAATGATTATCCGTATATTGATAATTGGGTATATCTTAACTTTGAACCTAAAAATCAGGATGATGTAAACAAGTATGTAAGGAGTATGGATAGAATATATCATGTTACCTCCGAAAAGAACGTTGAAAAGATTAGTAAAATAGGTTTATCACCGAGATTTAAAAACCCACTATTCTCTTATCCTGAACGAGTGTACCTATTTGTTGAAGATACACCTCCTGATGATATATACAGCCTTACAAAACAACTTAAAACCGTAAAACAGGACGAGGATAAGCATTGTTTGTTAATAATTGATGTAAGTAAGATTCCTGAAAACATTGATTTCTATCTTGACCCCAATTATAGTTATGGAGTTTATACCAAAGATAATATCCCACCATCTGCAATTTTAGAAATTTATGAAATGATAATATAGTTTGGCACGTTTTTTGTCGTAACTTAAATTATAATTTTAAAACACTATTTTATATGTACAATATTGGTGATAAGATTACAAAGAAGATTGACAAACGGTTTAAATGCCCTTGAACGTATAATGGGAAAAATAGAGTTAAAAAAACCCGTGTTTTCCAATTATAATTCAAATGTGCGTCTCTTTCAAGAGGATGCTAATGTCTTGGTAAAACATCTTAAAGGGCTTGATATAACTTATATAGACCCACCATATAATCAACATCCATATGGTTCTAATTATTTCATGCTTAATACTATTATAAAGAATGAAATAGGTTCTAACATTAGTAAAGTCGCGGGAATACCTGATGATTGGAACAAATCGTCTTATAATAAGAAAAATGACGCCCTAAAAACATTTGAAGAACTTGTTAGTGATATTGATTCAAAATATTTGATTATATCATATAACAATGAAGGGTTTATTTCTTATGAGGAAATGGTAGAAATGCTTTCTAAATATGGGGAATTAAAAGTTAAAAATATTGATTACGTTGCGTTTAGAGGCAGCAGAAACCTTAGAGAACGAGATATTCATACAACTGAATATTTGTTTATATTAAAAAAACACCTGAATAAAGAGTTTGAATAAGACTCTTTATTTTTGTTTTATTCAAACCTTATTTCTATATTTGCACATATATTATTATATGGTGGTAAATGATACCATAGTGATTATGGTTTAACCTTACCAAAAATAACAATTAAATATAATTTAAAATTTATGCTTGAACCTCAGAGAAAAACAGAGATTACGACCGATGTAATCAATTCATTTATTAATGGTACCGACCCTCAGGAACGTATCGTAAATCTTGAATATAAGTACAATGAAGATAAAATAAAAGTGTTCTACAGGGACGCAAATGACGTTAAACACTACAAGATGGAACCATTCCGTCCATTCGTGTGGGCAACACGAAGAGCCTGTGAGAAACTTTGCAATGGAGACCGTTCTGAAGTGCAACGCCTAATGCGTGAATTTGGAATTGGCATAAAAGTCCTTGATACAAAGAATAATCAAGGTGAAGTGGTTCCCGAAATCGCTGACAATGGCTATATCTTCATGTTCTATGCAAAAAGGCCGATGTCATATCAGAGATTTTCAAAATTCTTTAAAGAAGCCGAAAACCCTTTATATTCGAAATCAAAGGCTGATGATAACTCAGAAGAAGAGGAAAATGAGAATTTCGTTTCAAAAGCAGATGAAAGACAGTATCTTGTGGTAACTCCACAGGAACAGTTCATGATATCCACAGGAAAACGATTCTTTAAGGGGTATGAAGATTATGATAAACTCTTGAGGATGATATTCGACTTGGAGACTGAAGGCCTCGACCCTCGATATAATAGAATCAATCAGATTGGTGTGCGTTTTAATCGTCCTGTGATGTATAAGGGTAAAAAAGTTGATTTTGAACGCATCCTCACAGTAACAGGAAACACAAAGGAAGAACGTGATGCAAGTGAGTTGCACAACATTAAGGTATTCCTTTCAATGATTCAATATTTTAATCCTGACGTCATTACGGCACATAATGGAGAAAACTTCGACTGGAACTTCATTATCACAAGATGTGAACAACTTGACTATCCAATTGAGTACATTTGTGAGGAGATGAAAATGTTTGGTGATGATGTTATTAGAAAGAATACCAAGGATACAGTCCTTAAACTTGGTGGTGAGGTGGAACAGTTCAAGCAGACAATCGTTCCGGGAATAATTGTGACAGATTCTCTCCATGCGGTAAGACGCGCTCAGGCAATTGACAGTAATATGCTTAAGGCTGACCTTAAGTACGTTACCAAGTATTCAAAGATGGAAAAGGTTAACCGTGTCTATGTACCGGGTGACAAGATTTCAGATACATGGAATGATACTGTTAACACATATGCATTGAATAATGAAAATGGTGATTGGTATAAAGTAACTGAAGATAAACCAATTAAGGCCGGTTATTTACCTACCACAGGAAAGTACATTGTTGAACGTTATCTTCTTGATGACCTTTGGGAATGTGATAAGGTAGAACATCGTTACAATACAACCAATTTTCTTATATGTAAAATGCTACCGGTCCCATACCAGAAATGTTGTACAATGGGAACTGCGGGACAGTGGAAAAGTTTGATGCTTGCTTGGTCATATGAAAACGGTCTCGCAATCCCACAGTTCGGTGAAGGTGGAACATTTACAGGTGGTCTCTCAAGACTTCTCACAGTAGGATTTGTTGATAATGTTGCGAAATTTGACTTTAACTCACTTTATCCGTCAATTATTCTTACATGGGGAATTACTCATGGTAGAGACCTTATGGATTCAATGCTTAAGTTCCTTGAATATGTGCTTACTGAACGTGAGAAATATAAGAAACTTAAGAAAAAAGCAGGAAAAGAAATAGATAAACTAAAAGAACGTATAAAAAACTTTAGTGGTAGTGATGATGAACTTAATGAGTTAAAAGATAAATTGAAATTGGTGGAAAAAGAGGAATCAGCAAATGATAAAAAACAGCTTCAAATGAAGGTGTTAGGTAATAGCTTTTTCGGGTCATACGGGGCCGAGAATCTTTTTCCATGGGGAAGCAAGATATGTGCTGAGAGGACAACATGTACAGGTCGTATGTGCCTTCGCCTTATGATTTCTCACTTTAATAGTCTTGGCTATAAACCTATCGTTGGTGACTCTTTCACTCCTGACACGCCATTATTTATCCGTTGGAAAAATAGTGGGCTGATTGACATTCTTCCTGTTGAAACGCTTATCAATCCATTTGCTATTAAAGTAGATGAACTTGGTAGGGAATACGATTATTCAGAAAAGCCGTTTGAAGTGCTTTGTAGAAGTGGTTGGGTTTCACCTGAATACATTTATCGTCATGGGTGCGATAAGCCAATATACGAGGTTTCTGAGGGTGATATGAGGGTGGAAGTAACTGAGGACCACAGCCTCTTCAATTCTGATAAGGTTAAGATTAAACCAAGTGAGATAAATGAAAGTACGAAATTGGAGTATTATGAGGGCGAGATAAAGGGGCTTAATCAGAAGCGTTTCCCGTATGATGATTGGAAACAAATTGGTATTGATGCGGCAAACAATCCTAATGGCAAGATAAACTGCGTTATTTTCAATACAACAAAGGAGAATATGAAGATTTTCTACGATTCGTTCATGGAGAATTATAAGGAGGGGGTTACGTACTCGAAAACCATTGTTGCAGGTCTCCAATATGTAAAGAAAATGATAAAAAATAGTTAAAAAAGTAAACCCAGGATAAAATCCTGGGTTTGTTTATTCTCCTTCTATGATTTCATTTTCATCATTAGTTGATGTATCTTCGGGGTCTATGCTATTCCCCCGAATAGTCTTCAGGAGCAATGGTCCAATTAGTGCGATTGACTACATATGTAACTCCATTCAAAAGACCTTTAAACTTAGTTGGGTTATCATAGTCGTCCCATTCAACTACAACTATTGGTTCACCACCTGTTATTCTCATTATATTCCAACACCAATCACAGAAAAAATTTGTTTTACTTTCATTCAATAATTCATCTGGTATTGTAGTCACACTGTTAGAAGAAATCATAAATGGGGTATATAAATATTTTGACATTATTCTATACTGTTCCTCGTTAAGAATTCCTCCATCACTACTATACTGTTCAAAACTATTTACAGAACCTATGTTATTTCTAATTGTTTGTTTTTCTTCATTGGTTAAATCATTTGTTGTTAATAAAACATTTTTAACTGAATCACCGATATGATTTTTATCAACTTTATTGGACAACTTATGTTCTCCTGCAATAAAATCTTGAGAAATTATAGGTTCTACAGTTGTAACTTTCGAAACAAATAAGCCATAATTATTAAATGTCGCAATTTTATTGCCCTCATTATCAATAATATGAAATTCATCGTTAAAGTCATCAGTTAAATTAGAATCGTTTTCAAGGTGACTAATTTTTGTTGGTAGCGGTATTGTTGTCACAGAACTACCATTGAAAATGTCGATACTAAAGTTTTTACTTGACCCTGCTTTAATTGTTAGTGCATTAGCCACACTATCAGCCGCACCACCTTTACTTGATGAAGAAGCATATTTTATATTTTGCAATTCAGTAATAGCAGATGTATTTAAAGAAACTTCATTTGTTAAAGTTTCTACATCATCACTTAAAGATGATATATTTTTTTCATTATTTTGGATATTGTCTTTTAATGTGCCAACTGAAGTGTTGATGTTTAAAAAATTATTATTTACATAATTTAAATCTGATTTTTCAGTTAATTTATGCTTTCCTGCAATAAACTCAGTTGAAGTTACGCCATTGTTATCTATAGTTACTATTATATTAGTCTTATTATCGACAATTTTTAAAGTACCTTCCTCTGAATCGTTAAATGGATTTTCAGTTAAGTCAGAAAACTTAATATTCCCTATCGATTTTTGAGTATCAACTCGAAGTTTTAAAAGTTCATTGTCAACGTAAGTTCTTTCCGTTTTATTAGTAAGATAATGTTTACCTGCACGAAATTCCACTGCCTCGGCCCCTTTTTCGTCAACCTTAAATGCAATGTTATTTTTGTTATCGGATATTTGAAATGCGGGGTCTTCATCAATTTTAATTGCGTTTGATAACTTAGTGTCACTAATTTTAACATTAGTAATGCGTCCTTTCTCTTGTTTAAGAGTAATATCAACATATTCTCCTGAAGAAAAATTAGTTGTTGTTAAATCATCTAAACGGTTTTCAAGTATATTATTATCAATTTTTTCAGTTAATTTATGACCACGTGCATTAAATTCTACAGAAGAAACACCATTGCTATCTATGCTGGTAATTATATTACCATTTAAATCCGCAATATCAAAAGAGCCTGATTCATCTTCTTTAAAAGGTAAATTTTCATTAGCATTAAAAATTAGATTATCTACATAATTTTTATCTACTTTATTAGAAAGTTTATGAATACCATCTTCAGAAATAACTTCAACATCAATAACGTGCAGACCTTTATCATCGAATTTTGCTACTATATTACCATTTTCGTCAACAATATTAAATTCCCCATCATCAGTAATTGCGAATGGGTTATCAGTCAAATCATTAAAATTACCCGAAAAACTACTTGGAGTATACCCCAAAGCCTTATGAATTGTTTCTTTAGTTACATCATCACCTATTTTAAGCAATTTATCGGATAATTGTATATAAAATGTTGCCATATCTTGTTATTTTTATTGTTTTATAAAATGGGGTGTGGTTATTCATTAACCACACCCCCAGGTAAATAAGGTCCAAAAAATGTCGAACCATCATTTCCATTTAACACCGCACTTGGGTTGGTATGGAAGTATGTGTTTGTTACCATATTTTGATTTTTTAATCCTTCTGAATGTGTACTTGTAAATTGAACATTACCCCAAATATTTCCATTAAATATAACTCCTTTACAATCTTTTAATGTAACAGCACCATACCAAATATTTTGTCCCGTAAAATTCCATCCAACGGTGCTTTTATTCATGTAAATTGCAACACCGCCACCTAATCCAGTAATTGAATTATGGTTGTAAGTACAACTATAACAGCCTCCGTGTGACTCGTTAGTAATTCCGTCCCCATTCAAAGCAAAACCGCAATAATTGTTACAAAACATGTTGCCAACATACATATTGTTTCCACCTTCATTTAGAACACCAATAAAGTTGTCACCAAAATTACAACATTCCACCTGATTATATTCGCCATATTGAGCAAACCACAAACCATAATAATTAAAATAAAAACTAGAACGTGTCACTTCTATAGTATGGAAGAAACGGCCATATTCACCCCCTCCTGAATCGTTGTCTGCACAATATAGTCCACACATGTCCCATCCTAAAACATCAACATCAGTAATTTTAACACGTCTGGTTTTTTCACACCAAATACCATAACGATTGCCTGAATTTGTTTTATCAAGAATATCATCGACATTACCCGTAGGTTGCACTTTAGATGCCCCGCCATCAATAAACATTCTTGAAATTGTCACATTAGTCGAACCAACGATGTAAAAAAGAATATTAGATGCACTATCACTTGATAATTTAAATATGGTTTTAGTGTTTCCGATAAATGATATGTTAGAAGGGACTGTTATATGCGAAGGAAAAATATATTCACCATCATTAAACCTAATAGTTTTGCCATTGGCTGCTGATAATAACTCATTCATTTTACTCATATCAACAACACCAGGTACTACACCATATGACGATGCATAAATATCCTCTACACCTCCTTGTGAAGCACTTATTATTCCATCTTCCATATTAATAAGGTGAGTATGCTCTAATGTCATTCCCTTCACAAACCCTTGTTTTGTATAACCCATGTCAATTATTTTTTTTTGAAAAAAATTATATTTTAATAACCATAAATTACCATAGGACAATAATAATTAGCAGTTTTTCCTGCAACTGTTTGTCCCAAAACAATTGTTGTACCAAAATAAGGTTTACCAAGTATACTATTAGAAGTCGTATAATTTACATAAGGGATAGTATACAATGATGAATAATCACTATAACCTTCATTTACTGTAATACCAAGATGAATATTTTTTTGCAATGTACGTTTAATAGGACATCTAATAATTTGATAACCATTTGTTTCGGTAGTATCAGATAAAATAGATGATTGATTTGCTTGGTCATATACTAATTCTTCGACAGTTTCTGTTTCAGCATCCACAAAATATAGTTTAATATATGGAATAGTTATAGGTTCGCTAGGGAAAGTTTTGTTAGGTGTGATAACATAAAAATCAACATAATCTACATATGTACCTCCTGAAAGAGCACATCTTTCTACGAATGAAGAACCACCTGTACCTTGAGTAGGACCATATGATGAAACACTTAAATCTGAGAAATTAACATTATTGTTTAACAATATAACTGTTTCTTGTCCATCACTTCCATCTCCATTATTTTCATAAATGCTTGCAATTGAAATACTGATGTTATTGGTTACTACTGGAATTGTTATAGTCATAATATTATCTTGAATATTTGGTTCTATTACCTCACCACCCATAACAATACTATATTCACCAAATATATAATCTTGTGATAATGTAACAGTCCATACTACGTTTTCCTCGTTTCTATTAATAAAATTAGGAATATTGTGCGATATACCTGCACCCATAGTTTTTTGCACAATATAAGTGCTAAGTGTTCCTATATTTGATGCTGAAAAATTAGCACCTTTAATATATAAAATCATCTCTTTATTTATTTTTTATTCTAAAATCATTTCTCCAATTACACCCTCACCTAATTTAGATGAAGCGCCATTTGTGTTTTCTTCATCATCTATAATGACAACAATTGCGCCTATTGCAATTTTACCAGCAGCATATGCCGCATCGTATTCTGCCTGTGTACCATAAAACAGTTTTGAATCAATATACGATTTGGGAACAAATATATCTAATGCTTCACCATCTTGTGATAATACATAAAGTTCTGAGTCTCCGCTAACACCATGTTTAATGGCAATTTCTCCTTGGAGCATTCCTATTTCTTTAGCTTTACCAATTGATAATGGTGAATTTCCACGTAGATGTTGTATTATATTTCGGTTTTCCATATATATATTTATTTTTCACTATAAAAATTATTTCTAACATTTTTAGCAGTAACGTATTGTAAATTCATACTACTTTTTCTTAATAAATATCATAAAAAGTCCAGACATTTTCGTATAGACTTCAGTTATTTATGGCATTTTTAGTGTAACTTGTATATCATTCCCAAAAAATATATTTGGAAAAAAGAAAAATAGTTTTTATTTTTGCAAAAACTTAAAGAAAAATATTTTAATATGATTAAAGTAGAGAAAAAGGGAAAAACAGATGATTACGTTTATGATATTTCATGTGATGGTACAATTGTAAATGCGTTGGGACTAAATGTAATCTCAAATACTGACGGATTTAACTTCAAACTCCCGTCAGAGTATCGTTATACTGACGAAAACCCTTACATTGGAAAAGGACTAAATAGAAATGTCGTAGAAGGGCAAAAATATACAGGTTTCAAGGCCGATGTCGCTGAGTTCAATGACCTTTATATGCGAGGAAAGATGGGACTCGGCATAGATGAGATTGTTGATTCGACCATCAACTTCTCACGTAAAAATTACGCAGATTATTTCCCGGAAAATCCATTTCCTAATGATGTGAAACTTGTCGGTAATACCATTAAATCCAAGAAAATGCCTATATATATTTCAAAGTTTCTTGAAAAAGGTATCAGGTTGCTTCTGCAGAACAATGGCTCAGGATTTTTGGATGAATATTATTCTTATATAGAAAAGATATACAATTATCAGATTCCGCTTAAGGATATTGCATCCAAGGGTAAGGTAAAAAAGAACATTAAAGATTATATTAAGGATTGCAAGACGCTTACTAAGGCAGGTAGGCCTAAGTCACGTCAGGCATGGATGGAATTGGCAATTAAGGAAGGGCTTGATGTCAAGCAGGGTGAGACTTTGTATTATGTAAATACAGGTAAAAGCAAGTCACAGGCTGATGTCAAGAAAGTGGCTAAATATTATGAATATCAGACTTTATCAAACGGTGAACACGAGAAGGTGGATGTAACCACTAAAATTGAAAAGGAGTTCAAGGCGCATAAGAAAGAGGACAAGTCCCTTACAATGAATGAATTCTTAACAAAGGCCTATCCATATGCTCAGAAAGAGGATGAGATTATTCTTAACGCACGACTTCTTCCACAGAATATTGTTGATTCTGAAACAGATGTATATTGTCAGGAAGGTGAGGAATATAATTCAGCAAAGTATATTGACATGTTCAATAAGAGAATCACACCTCTTCTTGTATGCTTCTCGAAAGATATTAGAACACGTATTCTTATTACCAATCCTGAGGACCGTCCATATTTTACCGAGGAAGAATCAGTACTTACTTCGGGACAACCTAATAAGGAAGGCGACCAAGATACATATGAACAGTTGATGACAATGGAAGATAAGGAGATTCGTTTTTGGAAAGCCCATCCTGAGTTCGATATTCCTTTCATTGATGAATGTTCTATGAATTGGGAGGAAATTGTGGCTGACTATGATAGGAGAATGGCTGAGGAAGAGGAAAAGGGTATTAATGAAATTCGTAATGCATTCAATGAGGCGTTTGAAGCCCTGCCATATGATGAAAAAGTAGCATTTGCTGAAGATGGGGATATACCTAAGAGCATATCGGCAATTGCTGATATTGACCCTAAGACAGGAAATTTTGTTTCAAAGAAGTACCCTGAATATGTTCTTATGACATTATCAGACCTTATTGAGAGTATTAGTGAGTATAATGCAGTTTGATTATGATTAAAACACTTGAAATTAACTATAAGGCAAAGAATAGTGTTAATGACTATTATTATCTTAGTGAGGATGAAAATGAGAAAAAAAGAAAACTTCTTCCTAAGAAGATTGAGTTTACACCGGGGTTGAATCTTGTTATTGGTGAAAACGGTTGTGGTAAGACGACATTGGTTGATATAATAACAAGGTTGACGCTTGCTCGTGGTGGCCTCAATAATGAATATACGTTTTGGGATGATGTAAAGATTTTTTATCCTGATTCATCAGGGTTTGACCCCGCTTATAAGCCGCAGGATATGTTCAGAATTGTCAATGATTATGATGCTCCTGTTCATAGAATGGATGATACGGGTGTGAAAAATAAGAGAGGCGGTTACAATTTTCAAAATTTCCGTGATTTTGCACAGTTTTTTTCTGAAGGAAAAATGAGCAAAGGACAGAGAATGATAAATACGCTTAAAATGGCAATCATTGAGGCCAATGAAAAAATGGGGGTATATACCAAAGATTCTTTGTTTCCTAAAAAACCGATGAATGATATGTGGACAAAGGCTGTTGAGAAAACGAAAGAGGCTATTGACGGTTTTAATGATGATACACTCCCAAAGAAAGCGGTTTTCATTATGGATGAACCTGATGAGGGGCTTGATGTGGATAATCTTGCAGCATTGAGGGATTTTTTGGTTGATGCATCACAAACAGTGCAAATTATTGTTGTTCTTCATAATCAACTTCTTATTAAATCTCTTGCTAACAAAGCAAATATCATTGAATTATCTGAGGGATATTTGGATAAGATTAGACGATTTTAAAATAAAACGGGATGTGTCTCACGACAGGTCCCGTTTTTTCGTGTGTAAGTATATAATAAGTAAGTAAATGTTCAATATTAACTATAAAATTCTTGAAAAGTAAAGGTTTGTATTGACCAGTTCCTAAGTGCTTCAACGTTAGTTCCTGAATTTAACTGACTTGCTTCCGATGGTTCATAATATCCAGATAATACAGCATAACCAGTCTGAGTTGTACAAATGTATACGAGATAACAGAGGTAAGAACCTATTGGCCATGTACTGTGTTTGCTTGTGTTAAGGGTTAATGTCGCACCTGTGGTATAAGTTGAGTTTAAAGTACCTGGTGAACAATAAAAAATAGATGTACCTGTTTCCAATGAGCTATATTTTAACGAGGGGAGGGTTGAAGTTGTATATCTCCATCCATTTAATACTGTGTTTGATGTTAACGCACTAGTATAAAAATGAATTGTTAGTTTACCAATGTTTTTTGTCATAGACCAATCTTTGCTTGGTACAAGTTGTTTAGCATTATAGGCTGTTGAAATTGTTAAAGTATAACCGGTTTTTGCTGCTGCAGTAATTTGGGCTTTTGTTGGACACATATCTAAACTTGGTATGTATGATGCGTTATTGATGTTCGTTGTGTTGAAACTGAACTTCCCTGTATTTTGCATTTCTCCTGCTGTGTATATAGCATTACTATTATCCGTCGCCATATGTATTTTACATTTTTACTTTTCGTTATTAAAATATACACTTGATTTATAACTATAAATAGTTATAAATCAAGTAAACAACTCACTTAGTTAAAAATAATTTCTCACATTTTTTGTTTAATCCAAAAGAAAACACTATCTTTGCAACAAAAATTATTTGGTTTTATGAGTACATATGTTGTATCAATGATTGAGGTCCGTAATGGTGGAAAATGGGAACTCCTTAGAAAGTTTCGTCGTGATGATTACCTTGCTTGCGAGGCAGATGGGGCATTTCCTAAAGACCTTACTTGGAAAATGTCGAAAGAGTATCTTGATGAGGGTGAGGAGCCAATTGAATTTGGGTATATTGAGGATACGACTCATTTTATGGAGGATTATGAAATTCAGGATTTCCTATTGAATAAAGAATATAATTTTGGATATATTGAATCAGACCTTGGCATGCCTAAGGATGCTTCACCTGAATTGGTAAAAAAATATAATGATTATGCGTCCAATGCATCAATACCTTCTTATTTTTATCTTATTGACCTTCTTGGGGCATATGGGGAAATGAAAGAACATTTCTTGGATACAGTGCCGAGATTAATGAAGGCTGACGAACTTAAGGATATAAATTGGAAACTTGACAGGCTTCTTCAAAATATTGGTTTTCATATATATGATGAGGAAACTGGTGATGATAATTTCAATGAATATGTTTTCAAGGAAAAATTCAATTTTCTTCTTAGGATTTATGGAGAAATCTGTCGAATTCGTACTTTGGTTGAACAGCAATATGGATGTCTTAAGGCGACTGACATACGTATAACTTGGTTTATATATTAAGAACATGAGGCTGATTATAAACGAAAATCAGTTACGAGTTCTTGTGAAAGAGGAACTTGGCGTTCTTCAAGGTGTTTATGATGAGGCTGTAAGGGTGTTTAAAACGATTGTCAATGATTTACCAAACAGGGAGAAAGAAGATGGTGGTTCATATACCATCCAAAGAGGTTCTGTTGGTGCTGAAATTGACGACCATCAGTTTAAAATTTCCTATCAATATAGGAATTTCCTTAATAAGGAAGAAGTTGATAAATATGGGGAAAGTTGTTTGGTAACAGGTGGCTCTGCATATCTTGGACGATATCATATAATATGTAATATCAATTTATATGGTATTAATGGTACTATTGTTAAGGAAAAGGCGGTTGAAGTGATTCAACATGAATTGGAACATATCTTGCAGCAGTTTCGTTCTCAGAAAACAATTCCAAGCAATACGTTATATGCCAAGATGAGGAATGATATGGAATCGTCTGACGAAAAACGCCATAAGGTAGGTAGATTGATTTATGGTTGTCTTAAGTCTGAACAGGATGGCTTCATTAATGGGCTGTATTCGTATTGTATGGTTGATAATTTTGCAACGCCCCCATATGATTATAGCAACATAAGCAACAGTGAAGTCGGTAAGTTATATATTGAGTTAATTGAGATATTCGATGATGTAAAAAATGATATTGAATTGAAGAAGATTCTTAAAGAATACAAATGGAGTCTTAAAAAAGTGGAAAAGTGTATAAACGAACTTATACATAAAATAGGTAGAGTTCTCGTGAAAGTTAATAATGATAAATCTAAATTTGGTTGGAGGATATAATGTTTAAGACAATTGTTACATCAGATTTACATGGTAATTTACCTACAGTTGTTGAGGAATTTGACCTCATGTTGATATGTGGTGATGTGGTTCCTGCGCATGACCATTATTTCTCATTTCAAAAAGAATGGGTGGAAAATGAGTTTGTTGAATGGATTCTGTCTCTCCCTTTTAAAAATGTGTGGAGTAAGGTGGTTATGACCCCGGGAAATCATGATATGGTTTTTGAACGTTGGAATGAGGATGATTATCAACGGCTTTCAATGTTGACTAATGGCCGTCTTGTGGTTCTCAGGAATAAAGAATACCGCTTTGAATATATTGATGACGGTTCAGGTATGCCATCATATTTAAAAATCTTCGGTACCCCATATTGTCAGATTTTTGGTAATTGGGCTTTTATGCGTTCTGATGCAAAATTAAGGAAGAAATTTGCTGAAATTCCTGAAGACCTTGATGTTCTTATAACCCATTCGGCACCTGATATTGAAGGCTACGGATATGTTGATTGGGGCACACCATACAAACGTAATGCAGGCTGTCCAATTCTTGCTGCTGCAATTAAGGAAAAACAGCCACAGTATGTTTTTTGTGGACATATACATTCAGGAAATCATAAACTACAAGTTGTTGATGGTACTGCAATTGCCAATGTTTCTTATGTTGATGAGGCTTATGAACCTCAGGATAATATGTTAAAACTATATTTGTCAGGGAGGATTGCATAATGACAAAAGAAGAGAGATTGGAGAAATTAAGAGAGTTAAAATATGAATCTGCTCTTATTGAACATAAAAGATATGATTTATATCGAGAGTGGCATAACGAGGTGAAAGATGATTTTGCATCGCAAGGTTACCCTTTATATGTTAAGATAAATCGGAGCAATAAAGGGAAAAACGAATATATGATGATTACGCATGCGGGTGGTGGTGTGATTGGTACCCCTGTTCGGGAGAACCCTCGTCTATTATCACCTGTAACAACACGTTTTTTATTTGAAGGAATCTGTTTGGATAAAACGGGTGACGGGTGGTATCATGTATATAATACCATACAGTTTAGTATTGATGATGAATATGAAATAATAACGAAAGAAGAGTTTGAAAAATATCTTAATGATTTTTTTGACACATGTTTAACTCCTACTGAAGAAAATATGAAAAGGGCTTATCATGAACTTGATTTGGAAGTCTTGCTTAAGAAATATCCGGAATATTTCAATAGAGAAGATGTTAAATTTTTCATTAATAGGTTCGATGCGCTTGATTATATCATAGATGATTCTGATGAGGATTTTGATAATTGGATTTAATAAGAATAATAAAAAAATTATATGAATACAAGTATTGTAACAATAACTTTACCAAAAGAAGGGGGTAGAAAAGAATATGTCCTTGAAGACTATTGGTATTGTAAAAATATTTTAGATTTCACTCAAAGTTCCGAAAAACTAAAAATACATGTCAAATATTTAACTTGGGGAAAATATAAGATTATTGTAGACGCAAAAGAAAAGTGGTTATCTGTGAATGAAACTTTTTTAAAATATACCATACCACTTAAAGGGAAAAAGGGGAATTTTAAAATAGATTTAACATTAGGCGAAGAACATGTTGTGGGTGTACTTGAAATAAAAGAAGTTAAATATGCCGTAGAAACTCCGTTTACTGTAAAATGGGGAGATAAACCGGATAGGATTGATGTGAAAGGAGATATTATTCAAGATGCTTGTTGTATCTATCATTATAAACCGGGGGATAATGCCTCTATTACAGCATATAAGAATGATGTAGTTATTGGTGAGTTAAATATTGCATATGATATACGTTTATAATTTAAGAGTGGAAACGCATAATGGCCCAAATAGTTTTTATGTTGGACGGGGCTCTGTTTTAGGTAATCCCTACACACATATAAAGGACCGTAAGACAAAAGCGATATATGTGGTAAAAGACAGGGAAGAGGCTATTGACCGTTATTCGGATTATTTTGACATCATGTATGGTTCCAACATTGCTTATACCAAAGCGATTGATGAGATATATGAGATTTACAAAAGTGGTGAGGATGTCTATCTCGGTTGCTTCTGTAAACCTCTCAGTTGCCATGCTGACATCATAAAGTCAAAACTTGAAAAACGGTTGATAAAAGAAAAAATTCAAAAGATTAAGAATGAGAACGTTATATAGAAACAATAAATGGGAGGGGATTTGGGATAACCCGAAATATGAAGAAATAAGAGAGAAAATACGCAGTTCATTTAATGGGCTTGTCTTTATTGAAGATGGACATAAATATTTCCTTAACGGAAAGCCAATGACTTGTGTTTCAGATGTAACCCACCTTTTTCAAGAACATTTTGATTCTAAGATAAAGGCACAGGAGACTTATGAACGCAACTTCAATAATCCTAAGTCCAAGTATTATGGAATGACAGCCGATGAAATTTTGGCATCATGGAAAAAAATAAGCAATGAAGCATGTACAACGGGTACATTTAGGCATGAATTTGGGGAATCTTGTTTTTATTATATGATAGGGCAACATGATAAGATTCTCCCTGATTATAAGAATAGGTTAACTGAAGATGGGGGGTTTGTTGCTTATGACCCTAAGGAGGAGGCTGTTGTGAAATTCTATGAGGATATTCCGGAGTGCATTATTCCTATTATGGCAGAAACAAAGGTATATGACGCTGATTTGGGTTATTCGGGGACATTTGATATTCTTTTTTATTATGATGCGGAGTTGGAAGGCAAGAAACCTGACAAAAGTGGGCTTATAGTAATGGATTGGAAGACAAATGCGAATCTTTATAAGAATTTCAAAGAAAAGAAGTTACTTGTACCGTTTGAAGAATTGTTGGACATGCCTTTGAACTTATATAAGTTACAACTTTCTTTATATCAGAATTGTCTCGAAAAGGTTGGGCTGAAAGTCATTGCTCGAAGAATATTATGGCTTAAGCCTGATGGTACATACGATAAGATTAATCTTGAGGAATTTGTTGCCACACTTAAAGAAGCGTTGAAAAACAGAGAATTAAAACCATTAATACACGATTAATTATTTACAAAACTATTTAATAGAATTATCTTTTTATAGAAAAAGTTTTTAATTATGGACAATTACGATATTGAACTTATACGCAGGATGAATGAATACATCAAGGCTAATGAAGAGAAAAAGGTTAACAGTTTGAAAATCAAATGGACTGACAGCGATTCTAAGCGTGTTAAAGAAATTTTAGATGATATTAAAGCAAAGGAGAGCCCATTTGAACGTGATATGGCTGAAAGATATGCCAAGTTTGAGTCTTATAAAGAACTTAAAAATACTCCAAAAGAGTGGGAGACCACATTTAGTGTAGATTGTGAAGGGTCTGTTGAGATTGATGACTATTATTCGCCGCTTAATATTCTTTACGCACAGTTGGCCACAATTCAGAGTGAGATTTTTATGGGGATAAAACAACGTAATTTCAGTGAAGCTGAGGATAAGTGGAAAAAAGTCACTGAAATGTTAGTGGATTCATATAATATGGCTGCAAAAGGTACTACTTATCGAATTCAATATACAAAATAATATTAAAATATTTTTGAACAATGGTAACGGAAAATAACGGAATAAAGACATATACATTTGCCCCTAAGAGTAGCATAAACGATGTTGAGAAATATGTTTTTAAGAAAGAATGGGGTTTTGGAAACATGGCAGTCCCTGCGGGTATGGAAATTTCAGTGGTACACGGTTGTGTGTATTATAATGGAGGGCTCCTTTCAGCGGAATATCAGCAAACATTTCTACGTTTGATTGAGACGGAAAAGCGAAAGGGTTTTCAATATCTTAAACCTGATATGCCAATCCATAATAAATGTTAAATTAAAAAAAATGGAATCATTAAAAATTGGAAAAAATGAAAATAATTTTTTTTTAACGCACCATAGATGGTTGTTAAGAACAACCAAGGGAATGGAAATACCTGAATTAAGGATAACTAGTGTTAGTTTTGGGAATGCATCTTTAAAATTTGGTATTAGTCTTGGTACGGAAGATGATATTGATGCAATTATTTCTGAATTTGAAAATAATCAAGATGTTTTAACTACTTTTGAATTCCTTTTGTTAGACCCTTGTGGAAAAGTTGTAAGAAAAAGAAAATTTGAAGACATGTGTTTTCACCGAGTGGATTTATCAAATCTACTTCATTTTGATTATGCTGATACCTCCCCTTTAATTTTAAACGTTGAGTATACAGAAAAGGATGCTTAAATTAAGCATCCTTTTCTTTTGGTAGATAGAGATAACATCTTCGTCCGTTACTTCGAACTTCCAACTCCATAAGTTTATTTGCCCAAGATTCTGTGTAGAACGAAAAATAGCATTTATTGTCATCTCCTAACCAAGCCCATAATATACTTGGGAGGCCTATAATAAGCAAGTATAAAACCCCAAGGTAATGGCTTTGTTTTACATGTCCCAATTCATGGCGTATTGTTGTTTCTCTTTTGGCGCAACTTGGGGAAAGATAAATGAAACAACCCAAAGAAATACCACCTCTCATCGCCTCACATTCATAAATCCAACAGTAGTTTTCTTTTCTAATCAGTTTTTTCTTTCCAAGAAATGGCCACATTACCAATGCGACAAGTACCTGTGGTAACTGCCATATAATAAAGAATATTTGTTTTAAAATTCCCCACATGACTTAACTTATTTTTTAATAAATAGTTTTGTCTTTTGGAGAAAAAAACCTATATTTGCACAAAATTTAAATATATGGAAGATAACGCAAGACTTACAAAAGAAGAGTTTAATAACAGTACGATTATACGCAATATTTCTTATGACCAAAAAGAGATATTGTATAATATTATGACACTGCATAACGGTGGTAAACCATTTGATTGTGATATTACGGCCTCGACATTGAAATTCTATGAAGATAGAAAAGGTGAAGAATATCATATTCCTGAACCAAAGTACCTTTTTGATGTATTCCCTCAGTTTGATAGGGTTGGTAAAATCACCCCATTTGAAAAACTTCCGTTGGAAGATGAAAGCATCGAATCAATTGTCATTGACCTTCCATTTGTGATTTCTCCTAAGGCTTGTCCAAGTGTTGTTAATAACAAAGAAGGTTCATCATTGATAGCCAAGAGATTTTCATCCTTTTATCCTGTGGGTGAACTTATGGAAAATGAATATTGGTGGATTAAAGAGGCTTATAGAGTCCTTAAACCCGGAGGAATCTGTGTTTTTAAAATGCAATCAACAGTTTCGGGTGGCTTGGAAATTTGGGCTGTACCATTTGCATTCATGTCTGCTCAGAAACTTGGTTTTTATGTTAAGGATGAGTTTATTCTTGAAGCAAAAGCAAGACTAATTTCTGCAGGTAAGTACAAGGCACAACAGCATGCAAGAAAATATACTTCAACATTTTGGGTTTTTGAAAAGAATGAGAAGAAGGCTAAGAAGACAAACCTTTTTAACATTTTAGAGAATTGTGAAAATCAGGAACTTGAAGGTAAAGTTTGGGAGGTAAAGTAATAATAAAAATTAAAAGTAGTTAATTATGGAAATTTATAGTTATGTATTAAAAACAGGTTCAGGTGACATTGAGCATAAAATTGTTATAGATAAAAACTATAATGATGCAATTGATTTTATTAAAAATGAAATGCCTTGGGAATATGAAGCTTGGGCAAGTGAATGGGAGGATGAATGGGGGGAATATGATGGTTCAAACATTGATTATGGATGTTTTGATAAACAAATGATTAAACTATAAAAGTAATATGAATGTAAAAGAAATATTGAGTGAACGGCTGCAAAATGATTTCAGGGCAGAACAGATGAAAACTGTTATATTGAATCGTATTGGTTTCTTAGAAAATGATTTATTGTCCTGTCCTTTTACTGATAGGAAATCACAAATAAAGGCTTATAAAGATTGTATCGATATTCTTAATAAAGAGTTTTATGAACTTCAGTTACCTTATGATATAAATCTTGAGACAAAACTTCATGATGTAAAGGAAACGATAGTAAATAAAATATATCCAATTGACGATAGAATGAGAGGTGCGAGAGAGTATAGGGCAAAGTATATGGAAAATCAAAGAAAAGCAGGAGAAATTGCCGATATAATTGAATCGCTTTGCTATGAGATGTTCATTCAAGGGTATGAATATGCAAATGAACAAAATAAAAAAACAGAGTAAAGTTATGGTATATCAAATATATTATGGGAATAGGGATGTGATGTTTGATATTGAGTTTTATCAAAAAAAATCCGAACATGAAAACACCAAGGGACTATGGTGTTCTGAAATAAAAGTATTGCCTTGTGTGGAGGGTATTACACGTTTTTTGGAATCTAAAAGGAATGATGACAGTTTTGACTATGGGGAATTCATTAGAGAAGCCCATGAAATTCAAGAATTAAGAGGATGGCTATACGAGAGAAGCGGTAATAAGTATTGTGAATATGATATTAACAATCAACTTCATTATCACAGAAGAAGGGAATACATAGAAACTGTTATTAATGATTTTGCTGATTTATATAATTTGAGTGTAAATGTAGATTAATAGTATGCAGCATTTCAGATTAAGATGTAAACATTGTCAAAAAGAATACACATATTGTACATATGGTAATGGCCCTGAGTATGGTACTGAGGAAGGTTGTTCAATGTATTATTGTGCTGAATGTCGGAAGGCAATAGATGATGCGTTATCCAAGATTCCTCAAAAGTGCAGACCATATTATTCGTTTGTAACGAACAGTGAAACAAAAGAAAAACTTGAGCGAGTTTTTAAAGAAGAAAGGGAGAAGTTCGAAAAATCCAATCATATCAATACAGCAAGATTAGTTGGTGACTATGGCTATGAATCGGTGGAAGAATGCACAGTGGATTGGGTAAAGTATCTTAGAGGTGTCAAAAAAGACGGTACTGTGGAGTTTAAGGTTGAAAAGGAATATGATTTGTTAAATAAAATAGAAACTGATAAATTGTATTCCGACACAACAAACAATGAAAAACAAAGATATTATCCAATTGTACAATTTAGATTCCCTAAATACGATGAAATTGCTGTGAAACCTTTTTCACCTCCACAGGGAGATATTTTTTATATAAACACGAAATTTCAATTATAAAAAAAATTATGATATACACAGAGACTGATTTTGTCAAAAAGTTAAGAAAAGAACATTGTAAAGGTTGTAGAAATGAAGGAGACGAATTTCAGCGTTATTGTAACGGGCAATCTGTAATTCATTGTTATCTTGTAAAACAATATGTCCCGGATGCTGAATGGAAAAAAACAATAGAGAATGATATTCTTAACGAACAGACAAAAAATATTTCGGATGCAATTGATAAAAAAATAATAGAAGAACTTTTAGGAACATATGGGTTGGAGGGTTAATTGGTATAAAGCGGATAAGGATGAACCGATAATAAAAGTTGAAGAAGATAACGGTTATCCGTGGTTTGAAATTAACGGCGAGGTAATTTGTCATAACAACGGTACTGAATTTTGGCTTAAACTAAAAGGGGAGAATGAAGATTTTCAAAAAGAAATCAAATGCTTGTTCGAACATGATGATGTTGATGTGTATTCAATAACCAAAGAAGGATTCAAGATGATTATTCTTGAATACAGACAGAGGATAATTGATTATATGAAAGCATCTCTTGACTTATATCAGCATCCTGAGGAAAAAGAATTTTCAAAGCATTGGTTTACTGTTGAATTGGTAAAGGAATGGGAGCATGAAATTAGAGAATGGGAGAGTAGTTATTTAGGAGATGATGGTGAAAGGCACTATTTCAATATTGATTTATCTGATAGAAAACTCGTAAGTAGTTCATGGATGTATAAGTTTGCCATTTTTGATATGATTTTTATTTATAAGACATTTGATTGGGATAATAATACAATGGTTGTTTATGGTGGATAAGAAAAACGAATTTTTAATTGATTCTGATGTGCATGACCCACACATTACATGTTTAAGTGATGCCATCGGCGTTATAAAAATTATTAACGATGATGTTGTTAGACTTATCGAGGAATCTTGTGGGAAGATGCATTTTGTCCCTAAAGGCTATCTTGATAAGGGTAAGTATGTGTTGACAGGTTTTTATCTTTCTCCTAGTACTGATTTTTATGACAATATTGAACCACAGGCTGAAACAGATATTGTTATGATATCCGATGACAATGATTCGTTCTTCAATGTTAGAAGGGAAGAATTTGATTATCTTTTGGGAAAAACATTTAAATGTGATTCTTTAGGTTCGGTCATACAGGTTGTTGGTTTACCATGTGTCCAAGAATTTGAGTCATATCAGTTTTTATATGAGAGATATGATAAAAGTTTTGATGGCGAATGGATGCCTCAGGATTATATATGGTTGCAGGAACAAACGGAGGAAGATTATAAATTTTGTTGTTTAACAACACAAACAGAAATGAATATTGCTTCTGAGAATATGTTTCATCTTGGTGATGATGGTAACTTATATTTGGGATGTGATGTTGAAGAATACTATAAGTTTACTGAATGCTCAGGTGAACTTTTTGAAGAGGCACGAGAGAAGGCATTGGAAAAATATGGAAGATACGTGCCAAATAAACACTAAATTATTTGAAATAATATGATTCTTAAAAGTGTTGAGTATTATCAGAATCTGAAAAAAAAGTTGGCAAAATATAATCAGATATATAAAGATAATATCGCCCCTAAACCATATGTGGGGGATAATAGCAAATTATACGCTAAATTAAAACCTATTTCATATCAGGATTTCTTCGATAAATACACAACTTATCTACCGACCCCCAATTATATTCCAAAGAATTTAAAGGGGGATAAAGAATACGGACGTTCAATAGAGCATCTTCAAATGCTGGCCGGACGTTATAAAGAACTTGTTAATGACGACACATTTACTTTGGAAGAATTTTTTGATGATATTATTTGCCATGTCATCATTGAAACTTTTGATGGTCATAAACCTGAGAAAGAATTGGTAAAGATTCTTTCTGAGAAAGGTTATGATGTTGAAGAAACATATGGTGTGATGGATTCTGAATATGGCGTTGACCTCATAGTTAAAAAAGATGGTGTTGTTAAAGAATATATACAGGTTAAACCGATATCGACTTTTTTAGGTAATAAGAACATTTCTTTAAAAAACGATAGAGCAAATTTTTTCAATAAACAGTATCTTCTGGATGAGTTTGTGAAACAGCACCCGCATCTTCCTAAACGAGATATCATTTTCATGATATACGATTATAATCATCTTCATAATACAGGTGAAGTTAGATGGTGTTATAAAGATGGAAAGGTAAAGTTCAAACTGAATGAACTTTGTTTAACCAATGGGAGACTAAAGTCAAATTTTCAGATTTCATAAGTCAAAAATTGCTTTTGAAGCAATAACATTGACATTTGTGTAACATTTTTTTATATTATTAGTATAAAATCATAGAAAATTATGGCAGTAAAAAAGATTACATTAACCGAAGACCACTTGAAACTAATTTCAGCAATTAAGGTGGAAGCGTTTGATTTCGATGATAAAGAAAAACTTGCACAACTTAAGAGGACTGTAAGGCGTCTTAATCTTGTTGATAAAATGGAACCTGAAAATAAGTTATCCACAAAACATGATGAATGGGATTTTTATATGAAGGAGAACGAGGTTCTTATGGAAGAAATCAATGAGTTCAACCCCCACTCACATATAGGTTGGGCAATTGACCAATATAACCTTTTCGGCGGAACTTATGTCCTTGAAGATGTTGCTCTTATTATAGGAAAATGGGGTGAGGCTATTCCCGGCACAGAATTAGAGCCAACAGGAAGACGTTACCCTGAGGAACTTGAGGAATATATGTATGGGCTTTATGAGTATATTGTGGAGAATCTTGTATTCATTGAGAGCCTTGTTCATGAATTCTGTATGAAGGGTGGACTACAACCAGGTACATATAAGTGTCTAGACTATGAACTTAATTGGGAACGAGTTTCTTAATATTAAGAATTTTTGGCATGATATTTGTAGTATATTTTCGATAATTTAAAAAATAGATTTAATATGGAGAAAAAATATTATGTGAAATGCCATGGATATCATGCCTTTATGTTTAATAAACATGGAATTATTGCAGACTCTGAAGGCCGTTTTATTGTAGACAATATTGCTTTATGCGAAAGCATTATATCAGAATGTGAAGAATATATTTTGAATGGCATTAATATTGTTAAAAAATATGCTAAAGAGGATGGCGACTCTGATATTGAAATTGCTGAAAATATAATTTTATCCGTATTTAGTGAATTTGTTAATGAGCAAAAAGTAAAAGAATTGACAGTGAAATGTAAAAATATTTTACAAACACAATATAATATTTTACTATTATGTAATGAAAAAACTGAACGAATAAAATTGGCGATTGAAGAAAGTGATAGATTTTTAAAAAACATGAATAATTTGGAAATAAAAGTGTTATACTTATGAAACAAAATTTAACTAATATAAAATCACTAATATATAGAATGGGTAAAAACATGACTTTAGTTGATAACAATTTTTGAAATTAATGATATTAATAATTTGGTATGATATTTGTAGTATATTTTCGATAATTTAAAAAATAGATTTAATATGAGTGAATTTTGTGTTATTTGCGGAAGCGAACTTGTAGAGGGTAAGTGCCCTAACGCATATGGTTTAAAGAAGATGTGCATTAATTGCCTTTGGTCTCGCAGAGAGGAAAACGGCTATGTTTGTGTTAATGAAGCGGTACTTAAGCCTGCATACGAGAAGATGTTGGCTGCGCTCCCTGAAGGTTTTGAAGTGGAGACAATTAAGCTGAAGCCTATGGCTCTTAAGAATCCTTGCAAGAAGTGTGGAAATCATGACCTTGATGGAGGTAGAGTTGCCTTGGAAGCCCTCGCAAATGTGGGACTTGAAGAATATCTTCGTGGTGAACTTTAAAAAATCAGCCACAAAGTGGCTGATTTTACCTTTTTGGTATGGTATTTGCGGTAAGATAAGAAAACTTAATAAAAAATTTAAAACGATATTGAATGATTAAAAGTGTATTTGTAAAAGAGGTTGAGAGAACGAACAATCTACATCGTTACTTTGATGATATTAAGAATTATGAACTGATTTCCGCTGAAGAGGAAATTGAACTCATAACACGTGCACAGGAAGGTGAACAGGCTGCAATGGATAAACTTGTTATGTCACATCAGAGATATATTTTCTCTTTTGCCCGACAGTATTCCAATGGTAAAAATGTCACTGACCTTGTAAATGTGGCTAATGACGGTTTCATTGAGGCAATAAACAGGTTTGATGTTACGAGAGGCTTCAGACTTTGTTCATATGCTAATTTTTGGATGAAAGAACGCCTTAACAAATATATACTTAATGAGCATCAGCCGATTAAGAAAACAAACTATTATAAGACTTATAGCAAGGCTAATAAGTTGAAGAATGAGTTTTTCCTTTTGAATGGGCGTTATCCAACCACAGATGAACTTCTTGAGGAACTTAAAAATGTTTATGGGTTGACCATTAAAAATGTTGGTGACTTATATGACATTGCATATAGTTCAATCAATTCAACATTGGATGACGGCGAATCTTTTTTTGAGGACTCACCTGAGTTCAACAACGCAACATCCTCATATAACGATTATGAGAAAACAGTGACTGCCGAATATAATGAGGCTCTTGTTAGTCTTATGTTGAGTGGGCTTACTGAAAAAGAGCAAAAGGTGATAAAGCCACTGTTTGGAATTGGATGTGAGGAAAAGGACATGGAAAATGTCGCTGATGAAATGGGTATGACTAAGGAAAGAATACGCCAACTTAAAACTTCGATATGCGAGAAATTGCGTAGTAGGTATGATTCTTATTATAAGAAGAAGGCTATTTAAAAAAGAAGGGAGCAATGTTGCTCCCTTTTATATTATAGCATATTATTCTTAATTGAATATAACCTGTTGATGTCGTTGTCTGAAAATGAATATGGCACTCCGGTATCATTAAGTTCTCCATCACGACATTTGTAGAAATAACTTCTTGCAGCATCCTCTTTTTTCTTTGAAGGCCTCCAAAGTTTACGCATAATTTCAGCACAATTAACTGAATCGTCTTTAAGCCATTGAATTACACGTGCACGTTTTGAAGCGGCATCCGCGATTTTATTCTCTTTCTTGCGGTTATCTCTCCAATCGTCATCTTTTGATTTATCATCGTCCTGATATTTGATTTTTTTGCCTTCTTTCTCTTTTTCCCCAAGAAAAGTCTCGTTAATCGCTTCTTTAACGAGCTTGTCAACCATTTCTTGTATATATTCTCTTCCCGTTTTCATAAAAAACATATTATTTTATAATAAATAGTTGATTAAACTTGTTTGTTTGGCATGATATTTGTATATTTGCATTGTCAAGAACATAAAAGAATTTGATTATGGCAAAGAATTTTACAAGAACAATGAGTCTCGATGACTTCAAGACAATGCAGAAGGAAACACCCAAAGGTATTTTCGATGAATTTGTTAATACTGCAAGAAAAGTTGAGGAAAAGACGAAAGATTTTTTCATTGCAAGAAATAAACTTGTTGATGAATTCATGAAGCATAATGATAGGCTGCTTTTCACATATGAGCATCTTCCTGCATTAGAGGACCTCAGGCCATCTGAAGTGGGTGAACTTATGAGAACTGCAGAACATTGGGTTATTACTAAGGTAGGTGGTAAGAACGAGGTCATTATATCATTTTTCAATGGCGGTAAATCGACTTCCACAAACCCAATTTCGTTTACTGAGTTTAAGGAATTTTTAGGAGTGGAATAGTATGGGAAAGATAGAACCGATTTCATTTAGTCAACTACAGGAATCTGTGCTTGAAATGATTCCTGATGAGGTTATAGATTCAATTAACCAACTAATTAAGAAAAATTACAATTCTTATAAACAAGAAAGCGAGGTGACAGTTGATGAAATTGTTAACGCTTATCTTGGACCGCTTGATGACCGTTCTTTCTGTGACCAATTGTTTTGTTGGGATATTGAAGGTTTGTATGGAAAATATGGGTGGGATGTTTCATTTCATTCGCCTGAACGTGGAGAACGGTATAACTCATATTATTTATTTTCTAAAAAATAAAGGAGGGAAATTATCCCTCCTTTTTTATTTAGTTCTTGCAAATAACCACATGTAATTACCACCAACATTACTTGAAGCCTTTTGAACTGTTTGTGTGCCATAAAAAGGCATATTAGGCTTCGGCGCAATGTTAATTGTTGTGCTGCTGTTATAGCCTCTTCCATAGGTATTATTTAATTGTGCTGATGATGTCCACGCTTTTAATATTGCAGCATCCTGTTTCTTGACAGTTTCAAGTTTTTCAAATGAGAATTTCATTACAAACAATCCCATAGCAAGACAAGTGAGTGTATCATCATGAGCGCCATCCATATGGTCAATTCTACCTTGGTCTCCTTTATATATCCAAGTCTCCAATTCACTAATAACACGTTTTGAGCGTATTTTAAACGCATTCGTCTTAACCATATAAGCAAAGTTTGTCAACATTTGGAAACGCACTGAAGAACTATGGAATCCCGGGAGTTTTCCGTCAGGAGTTAAGTTCAAACTTGAAGCATCCCTAGCCATGGTATATGTTTTAAGCGTTGGGTCATCGTAATAAAGATTTTTATAGCCTAACCTCATAAGCGTCAATATACAAGCATCACCAACGCCACCGATACAATCAACAACAACAAATGCATCACCGTACATCTTACCATATCTATAGGCAATTTCGCCAAGGTCATCACCTGTCACTTTACCATGATATTCCAATACCTGTTCCAATATAGGCTGCCCTGTTTCATCATCAATTCCATCCATATCAATCATTTCCAATGCACTTCTATCGGCAGCATCTCCACGGGAAGCGTCTATACACATTATATAACGGTGCCCCATAATAGGTGGTTTCCAAATCCAAGTATCTTCAATCAACGGGTCTTTATATTCTTGATTAGGTTCTTGAACATTGAGATTCAATTGCATTTCAATATACTGCGGGTCAACTACGTTGTTCGCCGAACCAAGAAAGGACACATCCAACTCCTGAGCAATTTTCTGTTCATCAAAATTGAACTGTTGGCACATTTTAATATACCAAGGACTCCTTGCTTTCCACCCCTGTTTCTCAAGTTCAGCCCAACGTTCGGGGTCATATTTTACATTACCCTTTTCGTCGATTGTTTGCTCTTTAATATATTCATTTTCATTAGTTTCCTCATTCCTACGATACCATTCAAGGTTTTTATTATAACGAGGGTCTTGGAACCATTTCATCTCCACAAGGTCAAAACCATTCCAATCACTGGTACCTTTCTTTTTAGCCCCCTCACATGTTTTATAATAGAGTTGGTCTTTACCGTTTGGTGTTGAAATCATAATAATATGACCACCGGTAGAGACAGTTGGGAGGGCTGATGCGTATACATCAGCGCCATTTTCGATAAATGAGGCTTCATCGAAGATAAGGAACGAAACACCACCGACTCCTCGGGAAGCATCAGGCCCTGATGAACGAGCCACAACGCGGCACCCATTTTTGAGGACTAATTCTTTACCATTGCAAACATTAAAAATAACGTTTTTATTTGGGGGTGGTTTCATAATATCATAGCCTAAATCCATGAATTCTTCACCCCACATCCATAATGGAAATTGCAGAAGAAAATCCCTGATTTTAAAAAGCATTTGCTGAGCGAGGTCCAATGTATTTCCAATAGCAAGGACGGTTTGGGGCATTTCTTTATCAGCAAGGCACATCTCACAAGCAATAAACGCGCCTGAGGTGGTTGTAATGCCGGCTTGTCTCGGCTTTGTCGTAACAACATTGTTTCCCCCACCTAATGTACGGCACAAGTCTTGTTGTCGTGGAAAAAGGGTAAAAGGAACCTCTTTCTTTTGGGTTGCATCATATGTTTTAAGAAAATTTTGTATCATGTAGATACGACTCTTATCTTTATAACATTTAGCATACTCTAACATTAAGTTACTAAAATCAATCATAATTGTAAAAATTATTATAAATATATTGGTTTTTCCAAAAATTTTCAATATCTCTTATACAAGAAAATTATAGTTGTATACTGACAAGAAAAACTGTTGAAGAATTTATAAAAGATGCACGTAAAATTCATGGTCATAAATATGAAAAAACCCTGTGATTAATCACAGGGTTTTTATGTTTTTAAATTGTTTTCACTCTAAATACCTCCACGTATTTTGCAGTCGGATGTGTCCCCACATATTCTGCAGTTGGCTGTTGGCCACTGTCTTGGAGGAAAATATTAAGTTCTTCTACCATTTCCTCAGCAGGGATTCCGTTATGTGCTCCCCATGTACCTGTTGCCCTTCTAACACCATAGTAGGTATAACCGTTATTGCTTTGTTTTACAGCAGCAACTTTCCATCCATCACCTTCAAACACGTCTTCAATTGATTGTGGCTTACCTTCTTTAAGGCCGTAACCTCGCTCGAAATCATCAGCCCTATCGTTAAGCCATTCTCCGGCTTTATCAAGAACCCCCTCTTTTACAAGAATTCTTTTTACGCAATTTTCAACAATATATTTTAAATCAGATTCTGTCAATTTTTTTACATTTTGTCCCATTGTATATGCAATTTAATCTATTCTATAAATAGTTTGGTAATAAGAAAACATTGATTTTATTTGTTTTAATCAAAGTTTTTGTGTATATTTGTAGCGATTTATAAGAGACAAAAATATATGTTATGGCTTATAATAGTAAGATAAGGCGTGAAGATGAGAAATGCGCTGATATCGTATCCAAGTTCCTTGAAAAACATTTTTATTGCGATGTTGAAAGTTATGAGAGGATTGAAGACCGAGAACGCCAATTGAAAGGTATTGACGTGATATTCATATGGGGTGGTAAACAATACGTTTGTGATGAAAAAGCTGCAATAAGGTACATCAATAAAGGGCTTCAAACATTTGCGTTTGAACTATCATTTTTAGGAAAAGGTGATAAACTAATTGATGGGTGGTTGATTTCTGAAGGAAAATTAAATAATTCATTTCTGTGTATTTGGATAGATAAAGCCGATTATGACATTCTTGAAGACATTGACGATATTAAAGAAATGGAAATTGCGTTAATTGATAAACAAAAGTTAATCGATTATCTTAAGTCTTTGGGGTGGGACATCAGGAAACTTCATATCAAGGCTGATAGAATGAGAAAAGATGTCAAGGAACCTCAGGGAGATATTGAAATAAATGGTTGTAGATTTGTCTGTTCAAGAAAATTGGCTGAGAAACCGGTAAACGTGCTTGTTTCAAGAGAAAAATTAAAGGAAATTGCTGATTATAATAAAATAATATGTGGTTAATTATGATTGAAAATTTAATAAATGAGGCATTAGGGGAATTTCCGAAACAATATGCATTGGCGTTGGAAATTGCTGATAAGGCAATTAATATGGTAAAAACACATGATAGGAGGGGTGTATTTGATTCATTTTCAGAATCAATATTTAAAAAATTTGAAATTAATATAGAATATTCTGAAGACGATTTTGTTGGTAATATGCTAATTGACGTGCGCCCAACAAAAGGTTCATTCAATGGTGCTGATTTTGATAATGTATCAATCAATTATTTTATATCACGTATGGATGTTCTTAAACAAAATTATGATGCACTTAGACAAAAATTATATGAGATAGCGGTTCACGAATTGAATCATGGATATGTACTCGTCGCTCAGGCAAAATATAACTTGAATTCAAAAATCCCCAATAAACCTTTGGTTAACGACCTTCCTGAATGGTATGAGCCTCTTACGAAGTTTATTGCTGAATATAATTGTGATAATGATATCAGTATGAGATTTGCACGAGCTTTATATGCATGTCATGAAAAGGAAATGAAAGCAATAATTTCCGAAACAACCCCACATATTGAACGGGAATTGGGGGACCGCAAAGATTATACAAGAAATGATTTTATTAGAGTTTTAAAAAATTGTGAACCATATAAACGTTATTATGATGCTTTTTATGAAGTTCTTCCCGAGGCCCGAAAGCACAAGAAGGAAATAAAAAACAAATTTGAAAAATGGGGGATTGAATTTGGTGAATGGATGTTTGATTTTATTGGGCGAAAATCGGTAGTAGCATTAAAATATGTGGAAAAAAATGCAATGTTATATTTTCATCGATTCATAAAATGTGGGAATACAGATTGGTTTAAAAAACATTAGAAATAATGTTATGGTTTTGGCATGATTTTTGTAATATAAGAAAACTATAAAAATTAAGATAATGGAGACTGCAGAAATTTTAAGTGACATTCATGCAATGTATCAAGAGTATAACGAATTAGAAAAACGTATGTATAGCAAAATGCACGAATATTGTGATGTGCTTAATAAACGATATGAAAACCAAATGGGCGAAAAAATCGAGACTGTGATAACTGAATATGACCTTGGTTTTACTTTTTTCGGAGGGTTTAAGGTAGAATATAATGGAAGGAGGGTAATCACTCCTATATTGTATTATCCAACAACGAAAAATAAACAATCCAAGAGAAAAGCAATTACAGTGCCATCACAGACCAAACAAGTTATTGAAGAACTTGAAAAGAAGAGATTAGTATAATTTAAGATAAAATGATGTTATGATTAAACTTAGATTTGTAAAATTGGGAACTAAATGGTTTGTAGACCTTCCATTGTATGAGGGTGACGTAAATGATATGCAAATGGTTTTTGGTGCCGATACAATGTTGGAACTGTACTCCGAGGGAAGAAGAGAATACGAAATTGGTCTTAGAACCGATGAGAGTGATTGTATAAGTGAAGCAAATGCAGGAGAATCTGCAGAACTTATTAAACTTCGTGAGGACGCTGATGGCGCAACATATTTTGTCAAGAGTAGACTATATAGGGATGAACTATGGCTTTGCCCGGTAACAAAGTATGTTTTCGGTGAATACCCTGATACAATTAAACTTTCAATATATTGATGATATGGCTTCAGGAGAATATGGTTGAAGTATATCCGAAAACGGAATACGAAGAAATATAGAAAAATTTTGTTTTTTAATTTTTGTTCACTATATTTGCATTGTTCATATTTTATGAACATAAATAATATTTGAGCATAAAGTTTATGACTATGGCGAAAAAGAAAGATAAATTTAAGATTGAGATTAGGGATAATATGTACTATGAAAACCTGATATGGATGTCTTACAGATATTGTATTGGTCGAAAAAGTATTGCAGCGCACTCTCACGCTGGAGATATTGCAAGTAATTCATATGGTCACTTTTCGGAAGATAGGGAACGTTTTATGGCACATGATATACGTCGGGAAATCAATTCTATAATGAATTTTTCAAGACATGCGCAGGTTCATGATTATCGTGACCATATTCCTCAGGACGCAATGACAACAATTCTTTATCGCATTAAGGAAAAATACGGGGATAATCCCCCTGAGTGGGTTTTTACTGATATTCGTTTTGAAGTCGAGGGAAAAGAAGTCCATATTGACAAATATGATGGGGAAGAAGAAAAATATTATAATCTCAAGAGTGAATATGAAGACCTTATACCTTGGATTAAGTTGGCTAACCTTATGGACAGGTCCTGTCATAGAACGGTGGTTGTGGAATATGAGGGAAAAACAGAAGAATATGAATGCATTCCTTTTCCTCATGTAATGAAGGATGAAAATGGTTATCACGTTCATGAGCGTTGGTGTGATATTAAGTCATATAGAGGAAATCCAATTATATGCTCATATATTAACCCTGAATACATTAAAGATATAAGATAATGCGAAATTTTAATATAACTAAAGAAAGTTTGTTTGCTGAATTTTTGATGTCTGAAATGGGTATCCATGATTATAGTGAAGCCATAAATTTATGCATTGAAATGGGAATGATTAATATCCCGACTAATGAGGAAATTGCTTGTATTTTCATTCGAGAACGCAATAATGAACTTTGCAAGAAATATATTGACAAATGGGATGTTGAATCGTCATTTAGAACATATGTAATTTCTAGATTTTCGGAATTATCTTTTGATGTTGCATTCCAAAGGACGGTGGGGTCTTTGACTAAAGAAGAATATCTTGAAAAAGACTGGTGGACTTTATGTAGAGAGTACCTTGATTCTAATGTTTTAACATCAAACGAAGCTAATAAGCTGGACAGAGCAATAAGATTAGTTAATAGAGATGGTCATTATTATACATCATATATGACCTTAAAGGTAAGGAATCTATTAAAGAAAATGGGGTATCATATTACAACTACTTTAGTTGGAGAGTATAAAGTAACATTAAAATGATTGGAGTTATTGAAAAAACAGACAGTTTTGGGCAACGAACAAAATTCGACATTTGTGGATGTGATTATGATAGTCTAATATTCCAAGAAACAGAACTTAATAGTCATGCTCGTCATTATGGAACAGGAAATAGTTTTAGGCTAATTGAGTGGATTGAATTTGGCATAAGACATTGTGCTTATAGTGGTGTAATTTTAACAACATAGATGTGGATTGGTTTAGATTAGGAATATCGTTTATAGCGGTTATATTGATTTTGCTCATTGGTTGGGCATTTGGCATCCTTATTGTATTTCTTGCGGAAATAAGTATATGGTTTATGGTAGGATTGGGCTTTTTATGCCTTTGGATATTTGTGTATCGAAATTTTAAATTTGATAAGGAATAAGAAAGGGTGGTAAACTACCACCCTCTCGACATACATTTTTACTTACTTATATACACACATTTACACAAAATAATACATATAAATATGTTTGAGAATATTAAAAAATGGTTCGAGAGAAGTGAAGAAGATGAAAATGAAATTCTAAAAAATTTATCTGACGTTTATCAGGACCGTATTTTGTTTTGTAAGAAATGGGAGGAAGCCCTAAATGAGGTAATTGACTCCAATAGGAGTGAAGATGGATATACTTACATCTACCTTCCAATACGAGATGCTTACATAAGGGCCGAGAAAGCCAATATATATGCAACCCCAAGTGTATCAGGTGGGATAATTAAATCTTTAATGATTAAAGGGGAGATATATGGCTTTAGTTTCCTTACAAATAGGGACGTTTTGACTTATGTTTTACATGACAGAAGAATCATTGATGTGCACACTGAAATTGTAATCATTGAGCCTGCAGAATTTTATGAGGCTTTTGAAAGTGTAAAAACACAGATTATTAATAGCGATATGAAGTCAATGTCGTCTGAAATGTTTAATGCTATTAGCAAATATCCTGAATTATTTACAAATTAAAAGATAAAAAAATGAAAAAAATTATTGGTATTTCAGTTGCGGTGATTATTCTTATTGGTGCCGTAACAACTTTGGGAATGTATTTTAGTTACAACAATCAGGATGCTCGTCTTCGCGCACAGGCAGAGGCTCAGCGTGGAAAGGTTGAGGGTGTTCATGATAAGATGTGGAAGGTTCTTCAGCAGAAAGCACAGGTTTCTAATGAATATAAGGATGCGTTCGCTGAAATTTATCCGGCCCTTATCGAAGGAAGGTATTCACAGGGAGATGGGAGCCTTATGAAATGGATTCAGGAAGCAAATCCGAACTTTGACACAAGTCTTTATAAGGACCTCATGCAGAGCATTGAAATTCAGAGAACTGAATTTGCTAAGGTACAGGAGAAGATGTTGGATATAATTCGCGAACATAATGTTCTGCTTACCACAGTTCCGAGCAAGTGGTTCATCTCCAACAAGGATGTGATTGAATACACGGTAATCAGTTCAACGCGAAGCAAGGTTGTAATGGAAACAGGCCTTGATGACGATGTGAACCTTTTTTAACATTTAATACAGTTTGGCATGATATTTGTGGTAGATTAGGTGGCTAATTTTAAAAGGGAAAAACATGGAATTTTTTACTACATTTTTATGGCTTTGTGCATTTATTGGTATTGTAGTAACATTGTATTACATTTATGAGCGTAGTTCATTGATGATATCTCGTCAATATTATTGCCCATCTAATTTACTGCATGCCCAACTTATTGCGGATGGCATACTACTTGGCAAATATATTGCAATTCTGCTGATTTTGGCTGAAATAGGGAGTTTGGCTTTTTATTTAAAAGGTGTTATCAACATTCCAGAAACATTTATTTTCGTAGCAAATTCATTGGTATTGCTGTATCTGATTATTAACGCTATATATTTGGGAAAAGGTAGTTATCTGAGGGAAATTTATGAATCATTAAGAAGTAAATGGGAAACAGGTAAAACTGATGGCGAATTTTACAATGATGAAGTAAATGTTTATCGAACAATTAGGGATTGTAATGATTTCACTATATTTTTGTGTTGTATTATGATTCAGTTTTTTCTTCTTATTTATGTCATTCTATAAAAAAAGACCGTCATTGACGGTCTTTTATGCTTTATTTATTGATGATTAACGAAGTGTTGCAGTACCTGGGTTTTGTTTTCCACCTACAGCATATGCTGATTTTCTTTGTACAGGAACTCCTTTACCTTTGAAATTAGGGTTTGCAGTTGGTTCGACAACCTGCCCTTTGCCTACTTTCTGAAGGCCATAAGTCTTCACCATTTTATTATATTTGCTAAGAAGCCTATTTGCCATTGTTGCGTATTCCTTATATTGTCTATAGATTTCTGTTGCCTGTTCCTGAGCAGTATTTTCCATTCCCGGGCCAAAAGGGTTTGCTTGTTTCTGAAGGTCCTCATAATCATGGTGGCGTTTGAAACCTTCCACTCCCTTATCCAATGTGTCCTGTGCCTTATATCCCTGTTTTGCACCTTGCCATGCTGCTTTCATGTTGTCGAAGAAACCTTCATCAAGCATAGCCTGTTCAACGCTTTCTTTAATCAAAGCACGGAGTTCATTTTCATTTAATGATATTGTTGCCATAATAAAAATTCAATTTATTTGTATATAAATAGTCTTTTGGCATGGTTTTTGTAATATATTTGTATAAATTTTGAAAAATATGGAGATAATTTGTTATGCATTGCCGTTAATTACGGCCATTTTTCTTCTTCTTTTCTTTAGGAAAGAGTGTGTTTGGTGGGAATATATTATTCTTATCGTCCCCTCATTATTGTTGTTTCTTTTATCAAGGACAATAATGGTATCCGCAAATCAAACCGATATAGAATATCTTGGTTCCTATGTTACCAAAATACGTCATTATGATGAGTGGGATGAATGGGTTGAACGGACTTGTTCAAGAGAAGTTCCGTCAGGTACTGATTCGGAAGGTAACACCATTTATACAACCGAATATTATGATTGTTCATACCGAGATTATCATCCTGAGAAGTGGACGTATTTTGATGCAAATGGTCATGAAGGTACAATTTTCTACAAAGAAGATTTCAATAAGTTTAAGAAACAACTTGGGAATCCGCCAATGAAATTCGTTGACATGAAACGCGATTATTATCGTATTGATGGTGATGCTCAGGATTATTATTGGGACGGGAGAGAAAAAACAATTTGCACTTTAACATCCAGCCACAGATATAAAAATAAAATACAGAACAGTAGGTCGATATTTAATTTCACTGAGATAGATGAAAAAGATGTTGATTCTCTTGGTTTATATAGATATCCAGAACTTGATTGGTATGACCAAACCCCTGTTATCAGTGAAGTTGCAATTTCCAAAGAAGGGATTGATGCTATCAAGTATATAAATGGTTACTATGGACAAAGATATCAATTCAGAAATTATGTCCTTGTTTACCAAAATAAAGACCTTGAGATATCGGAATTGCAGCGGTCATATTGGAAAGGTGGAAATAAAAACGAACTCGTTGTATGCATTGGTGTTGATGATAGCCTTAAAGTAAAGTGGTGTAATGCATTTTCATGGTGTGATGCCCCCGTTTTGGACGTAAAGACTGAATCATATTTCATGGAAACCGATTCATTGGATTTGGTGGATTATTCCAAAATGTTAAGGTCATGCCTCGAAAACGGTGATTGGGTAAGAAAAGAATTCATTGATTTTGATTATATCAAATCAGAAGTGTCAACGACACAAGAAATAATTCTATTAATTTTAGTTACATTATATAATATAGGCATGTCGATTTTTATCGTTGTCAATAAAATAAAAAACTAATTTTTTAGATTAAATCTATTATTTTTTCAATTTTGTTTATTTTGGCGTAAACTACGACGGTTTACGCCATTTTTTTTATCATAAGTGTCTAATTTTCAGCGTTTTAAGATATTTTAAAACATTTTTACCCATAAATGATTTACGTGCATTTTTATTTTGGAAAAGCGCTTAACCAACGAATAACAAATTAAAAACACAAAAGTATTATGGCAGAAGTAATGGAACAAAAATGGGCGACTAACGCAAAGGCAAACGCAGGCCTGACTACGGGTAAACTGTTTAACTAATAATGCTCGTATAAAACCTCCTTAATTGCTGGGAACTCTTAACATGTAATGATGAAGACAATCAGCAGCCAAGCAAATAAGTCAAGTCCAATTAATCCAAACGTAATTAAACCGACAAAGAAGCAGGTTTAAGTTTAGGAAAACCTAAAGGAAATAGTGAGATAAAAAATATGTTTCACCATCAGGAAGGCATTATAATACGGCATTAGGGTATAAATGGGAATATGACGATTTTGAAGGTTCAACGACTACCGAAACAACAGAAATGTAATGGAGTAGGGTACACTCAAGTGAGTGGAAATGGGAGGCTCTAAGGTAACTTAGATGAAGATATAGTCTCATCTGTATAGAAATATACAGCAGTTCGTAAAAGAACGCATATAAATTAACGACTTATATGGAAGATATTTGATTATAGGCACAGCACTTGGCGGAATTTTAGCAATGAAAGACGGACTTTTTAATGGATTTTTCGGCGGATGTCCTTCAGATTCAGGAGTACCTCACGGTGAACTCTACAATGAAAGAAAAGAGCAGGCTGATTACATTGAATTGACAAAACAGTATTATGAGGCTCAGATTGCCGGACAAAAAGACCTCAGTGAGAAGTTTTTCAGCCTTTACAAATTCAATGTTGACAACTCTTTCGCACTTTACAAAGGTCAGAGGGATAACAAAGATGAACTCAGTGCTAAAATCAGTGAAGTTGATAGAAAGGTAGATATGATGGCTGCAATCCGTCCTTATCAGGATGCCCTTATCAACTCTAAGATTGACAATGTGGCTCTTGTTGCAGATTTCAACCTCGCAAGACGTACTTGCAAGATGATTTCAGGTGAAGTGGTTCTTCCTTCAACACCTACAGTAACAGGCTACGCAAGTTACAGCCCATGCAATTGCACCACAGTAGCAGCAGGTGCATAATGCAAAAACACAGGTTAGAGGAGTGGGGACATTCCTCTAACCACCAAATAACAAATTAAAAACAGTGTAAAATGAATAATTTTGTATTTAGTCAGGACCCTTTGCTATACCAAAATATAGGACAAGCAATGAGACCGCAGCCCGAATATGACCCACGACAACAATTTGATAGTGCTCTTGCTCAATATCATCAGATGCAACAGACTTTGAATAACAAATACCCCGGGGAACGTGAAGGTGGGAAAGATTATCTTGGGGAACTTGATGGTATGATGAAAGAACTTGATGAGGCTGTTATAGAGAAACTTCAGGGGGATGCTGAGTTTACAGAGTTAAATAACCAACTCCAAACAATGATACAGGAGGAATTGATGAGAGGGGTGAAATGGAAAATAAATTCCAAGCCCGAGGCAATTGCCAAGATAGACTCACTTAAAAAACTAATAACAACAGCAAAAAAAGAACAGGCGGTAGAAAACAAACGAAATCTAATGGAACTTAATGATTATTTAAGTCATTATTCTTCAATGTCATTTGACGATTATAAACGTATAAAAACCGAAACAAAAAACGTAGAAAGGTATGAAAATTCAGGAAATTAAATTGAAATTGAATAGTTCTTTGAACCAACTTATAGATACTTATTTTAGTAATCCCACAGTATCAGAAAAGATGATAAATGCAACTCTTAAAGTACTTGTGAAACAAAATATACATAAGGTTGATGATGTGCTGAACATGTTCGCAGATGAAAATGGGGATATAAACCCGCAAGATATTCTTGTTGAATATGCAAATCAGATTGACGACAATGGTCTTGTTATTGATTTGAAACAGTACGTGAAGAACGAAATGATAAGGCAGATGCTGCCTAATAAAGTGCTCATATTGAAGAAGGAAGATATTATAAATCTTATTGTATAACAATAAAGTAGGTTAAGGCCATATGATACCGAACCCCGAATTTTTAAGGCAAGTTTCATTGATATACGAAGATATCAAGAAATCGTTCAAATTGAACATTATAAAATTAAAAATGGAATTTGACGAAGACGTATTTCAAGATACATTATTGCAATGCGCAAACACATATAAAGATGATGTCACTGACATCAAGAAAATAAAGGCGTATTTTTGGGTGGCGTTTAAACAAAACACAACAAATCGTTTAAAAAGGAAAAAACAGATGGAAGATATTGATAGCATGAAAGGTTTTGATATTATTGATGATGAGTATCAACCAGAAATAGATGAATTCGTCGAAATAGTAAGAGATGAATTATATGAGGAGTTTGGTGAAAAGATTTCAAACTTATGGCTACGCCATGCAGCACAACGGGAACATTATATCGAACTTGAAGAGGAAAGTGGAATTGATAATATTCATTATCAGTTCAAGAAGATAAGAAAATATATAAGGGAGGAACTCCCGAAGAAGAATCCAAGGTTCAGAGAACTCATGAAAACCTTGAGATAATTCAAGTTCATAAATTACCTGTTTTTTATTGAAGGAGAGGAAGTGTTTTCCTCTCCTTTTTACTATTTATAATATAGTAAAATAATTTGACTTATATAAGTCTTTAAAAAATATCATTTATATAAATGGCACAGCATCTTATTAACCCCCACTCATTTGTAAGTGGGAAAACTCCAGAGACAACGTCTGTGGAATATGGTGAAATTGCAGTAAATTGTAATTCCAATGACCCATTCCTTTCTATCAAAGTAGCAACATCTGCAACTGCAACAGGTAAAATTGAAAAATTTTCACCTGATACTGTTCTGGATGAGAAATATTTTTCTCAGAGCGATGGTACTTCTCTTACCGCAGAGGTCTCTAAAAAAGCACCAACAAATCATGCGTCCACATCGACGGCATATGGCGTTGCAACAACATCCAATTACGGACACGTAAAAATTTCCAATGGGGATGTGGCTACAACTGCAACAGCAGATGGTGTCGCTGCAGGTATGGACCATACCCATAGTAATTATGTTACGTCAAGTGGAAGTGTTGCTTATGCAACTGAAGCCGGAAGTGCTGACAGTGCGGCATCAGCGACAACTGCAGAAAGCGCAGGATATGCGACCGAGGCAGGACATGCTGAAACCGCAGACAGTGCAACATCCGCAACAACTGCAGGAAGTGCCGCATCTGCGACAACTGCAGGAAGTGCAACAA